GCCCATGTTTTCGAGGACTTGGGTCAGTCGGAACAAGGCATCGGGCGTGGTGTAGTAGGTGTCCTTGATCGACTTGTCGGCGATGCCGCCCATTTCTTCGAGTTCGGCGGGATCAACGTCCTCCCCAGCCGCCTGCACCGCGTAGGTGAACCGGACGAATGGGGTCTTCTTTTGCGTGCTCACGTCTTCTTCATAGAGCCCGCGGACGATGCAGTCGTAGGTGCCTGCGGGGATAGGTTTCGGTCGCTGGACATCAGCGACCGGAGTGTCGAGGATGGATTCAAAAGATTGCTGTGTTGCTGGTTTTGCCATGTGGTGGATGGGTCCTTGGTTGGTGGTGGGGTTATGCACGCTTGAGAGTGAGAGCCTTGGGTTTAGTCGGAATCGTTGCCGGTGGCTCTCGTAACACGGCAAAGAATTCAGCAAGACCGGTGGCAAGGTCGTAGGTCTTGGACATTTCAAACGGCTTGGTGTTTTTGAGGTCAAACATCGCGGTGGCGGCGGTTTGGATGGTGCGCTTGCCGGACTTGTTCTCGCATTGGGCCCAATGGTTGAAGTAGCGGGGGATGGTGGGGCCTAGGGCTGAGCCGATTGCGTTAGGGTAGCCTTTGGTACGGCCGTCGTCACCGGTGGAGTAGCGGACGTGGGCGGTGACGATGACGTTAGTGCGAAAGCTGGCCGAGGTGAGGAGGGCAAGGGCAGCCTCCACCGCTTGCTGTGCGCTGTAGAACCATTGCCTTGGGTCCTTGGCACCAGGATTCATGGACTCGGCCCAGTCGAATGCGGCATCGGAGAAGAAGGAGAGGGAGTCAAGGACGAGGATGCACTCGGGTCCCCAGTCGCCGGGCTTGCCAAGATCGGTATCGTCGTATTTCCAGTGGTCCATCATTTTCATCGCGGCGACGAAGGCAGTGGGCTTGTCCACCTTAGGCCCCGCAGCAGTAGTCTTGTAGTTATCACGTAATGTTCTGAATTCAACATTGTCGACAAGAGCAGGGCACTCTTTGAGGACATAGGTTTTGAGGGGATCAAGTCCATTGTCCATATCAAGGATTCGCAGCTTGTAGCCAGCTTTGACAAGCGAAGCGAGCGCTCCGGACTTGCCAGAGCCAGAATCTCCGGTAAGAAGCAGCTTCGTAAAGTCATTCGACTGATGATTGGCTAGGCTTGGCAAGGAACACCTCCGTGTATAGCGTGATCAAATCTCCAGCCTTCACATCCATAAATGGTTCGAGCCGGACGGTCATGGTGGTGGAGCCACCGAGGGCGACTTTCATTTCGGCTTCGGATCGTTCGAGGACCCGGAACTTGCCGAGGATTAGGCGGGCTCTTAGCGAGCTTTGAGCGGATTCCATCGATCCTCCGGTGCCAGTTTGTCGAAGCTGCCTTTGAGGTATTGCTCCCGCACCTGTGGGCTTCGCGAACACACCTCGCGGAATTGGCACCCGCCGAACTTGTGGCAGGCGGTGTCGTTCTGGGGCCAGTAGTCGGCAGTGGCGAATGCCTCGGCTTGGCCTAACCAATAGCGCAGATCGAGCAGCCATTCGTCGAGTTGATCGGCAGTGCGGTAGGCAAAGCCGCGGGCGAAGGCGTTGGGCTTTTCGAGCAAGACTTGGGCCGCGTCGATAATCACGCCTTTGATTGGCGAGTTGAGCATGACCTTGCCGGCGAGGGTGTAGAGGGTCATTTGGTTGCTGGGGGTCCATTGATCAAAGTAGTAGCCGCTTAGCGTACTCACGGAGGTCTTCCGGTCCATGACGTAGAGATCGTTGTTGAAGTCTACGACCCGGTCGAGATGGCCGCAGAGGAGGTAGGGTTGGTTGTGTGGAGGGGCACCATAGCCATCACTCATGCTGCGCTCAGGACCCCAATCAAGCTCGAACCTAAAGCTCAGCTCCACCGCCGGGGACCCGTTCTCCAAGATGAACGTCTCTGCCGGGTCATCATGGAAGTGGTCCAGATAATCCACAACTAGTCCAATGAGTGTTTCTGGATTCTTGTAACGCCCAGCGCGACTCGACCGATCAGGGCGCCAATCCCACACCCGAGAATGAAGAGCGCGGATAGTGTCATGGATAGAGTCGTCATGGGAGATGCCTTGAGCGCGGGATCGGGCGTAGTCTTCGAGGGCGGTATGGTATTCGATGCCGAAGCGAAGGTGGATGGATTCGTCGCGGGAACCCCAGCCGTCGATTAGGATGTATTGGTAGAGTCGGGGACAGGTTTTGAGATAGCCTAGCGAGGTGGAGTCCCAAGCGTACTGGATTTTGGTGCCCGGGAGGAATGGGGACTGTGTGCCTTCGGTGAGGTGGGCGGGGTGGATGTTCATCATAGGCGCCTAAAGCTAGACACCACAGCCGGAACCGTGCCCGGTGCGGCGATTGCAGGCGCGGGCTTGGGCTTGAGCAGGCCCAGCGCGGCGAGATCGAGGGTCTGCTTCGGTGCATCGGCAGCGGACTTGCGGGTGCGGCCACCGGCTTCTTTGCGTGCGCGATGCTGGCGCTGCATGGCGATGATGGAGTCGATGTCCTGGGCCGATAGGTCGAGTGGGTCACGGGAGATTAGCTCGTCGAGTTCGGAAGGTGGGGGCGGAGGTTTGGCGAGGGAGTCGAGGAGGGGGTTGGTCATTCGTCATAATCTCCAATTCGGTCGGATCGGGTTTGGAGGTCGGCTACGGTTATTAGAACAGGACGGCTAGATGTCACACGGTGCTGGACTTCGGCATGAACCAGTTGACGAATTAGTTCGGTCCAGCCTTGGCCTACGGTCTTTTCGAGATAAGCGCAATCGGCTGCGTAGAGGTTGAGGGTGGTGCGGCGGAGTGGGTCATCGGAGCGGGCCGGGCTCATGATTCAAGCTCCACCTGTTTCTTACATATCCAAATCTCGTTATCAAACGGCGCCGCAGGTAGGAACATGACCAAATCCTCCAGCGCCGGGTCCCCAGCCGCCTTCTTCGCGTCGTATAGGGTTTTGCGAAAGTATTCGCGGCGGACCCCGGAGATGACGAACGCGATGCCGATTTCGGTTTCTAGCGCGCGCTGCCAGAGCGGGAGCCAGGTTAGGGGGGAAGGTCTAGCCATCGCTATGGTCCTCGATTAAGTGGACTTCATGGGCCGTAGTGTCGGTTGGATTGGCGTTCAGTTCGAGCAACGGTGGGGTGTCGGAGAGCGGCTCGATGGCGAGGAGTTGACTAGTACGGAGCGAGACATAAACCCACCATTCGCCATCCTCGTCGGGGAAGATTTGGACCACGTATTCATCGTAGACGGACTGGCCGTGGAGCGGGTCGTTGGGATCGGGGTAGGTCTCGGCGTTGGCCGCGCGGTCGAGGGCACGGAAGTTGTGGAGCCGTGAACGCATGTTGATACAAGCGTCGTGGCTGATGAGCTTGGCACGCGCGCCTTTGGAGTCGGCTGCCGCGGCCTCGAATAGTGTGCGGCAGTCCTCATAGGCGCGGAGGGCATTGGGAAGTGACATCAGGATTCCTTCACGATGATAGCTACCATCTTACCACACTATGCTAGAGGAGTCAAGCTCGGTGAGCGAATGTTGGCTGCGGGTGGTGATGACGTATTGGAGATTAAGGTCTTGCTCGTTGTCACCGCACAGGCGCCGATCGAGCCAGAAGACGTTTTCGAATTCTAGCCCCTTGGCCTTGTGTCCGGTGAGCAGGCGAATGGTGCCGGATTGAGCGAAGATGTGTTCGGCGTAGGAAATGGCAGAGGATAGAGTGTCGCCGTGTTCAGCGAAGACCCGCATGCAGTCGGCGAGGTCGTTGGCGGATTTGGAGCCCGCGATTAGGCGGGCCTCGCGCCATGATTCGATTTCGGTGAACAAGCGCGCGCGCGGCATAGTGGCATCGCCGAGTTTCTTCATGATAGCGACCAGACGAGGACCAAGTTCGCTACCGACAACGCTAACAGAGCGACCTGCTGAGATAAGCTTAAAGGCCAATCGAAGCAATGGTGCATTGTTGCGACAGATAATAGTGCTATCGTCAGGGAAATCGCAACCGTTGTAGGTGTTGGCCACACTGACATTGCCTCCGCGTTTGGACCATTGGAAGTGGGGGACGCGCCAGCGGGCTGCTTCGACGATGGCGGATGGGCAGCGGAAGGATATGGAGAGTGGGAGTTGGGTCATGGAGTAAGTGTCGATTGCCGAGGACATCCCTCCCGACTTGGCCCCGCGGAAGCCATAGATGTTTTGATATGGATCGCCAACTCCAATAAGACGACCTTTGACGAGACGTTGGAGCAGCGCATGGTTAACCGGCGATTGATCTTGGTACTCGTCAACCATGACGCGGGGAAACTTTGGGAATGTTCCTCCAAACAATGCGGGCATGTAAATCTGATCGTTGAAATCAATAAGGCCGGAGTAAGCCTTGGTGATCGAGGCCTTGAGCAGTTGATCAATGAGTTCTCCGGCATATTCGTTAGGCCTTTCATCCATTGCGTGGTGGAGCGCGGTGTGATCGATTAGGGATTGGTGTGGAAGCTTGACCGACTTAGGCACATAGCCTAAGGCCTTAGCCTTCTCCATTCCATCCATCACCACGGAATATTCCTTCCACGCGGCATTGGCATCGGCGCGGGACATCTCGTCGATCATCTCGCGCCAGAGGGTTCGGGATTTGGACTTGTCGAGGTGGATATCGTGGGCAATGGCCTTGGCCCAGATGCCGTGCCCGAGGGAGTTGAAGGTTTTGATCGTGGTGGTTGAGGCGAAGTCGCCGGCCTTTTGGGCCTCAATGGCTTCGAGTTGGTTACGTTTGTTGAATACGAGATAGAGCGCGGGCTTGGTTCGATGGACTTGATCGATTAGCTTGAGCGTTGCGGATTTGCCTGTGCCTGCTAAGGCGTTGATCATGAGGTTGGGATGGTCCTTGGTAGTGCAGTGATCGAGGATGGCGAATTGTTCGGGGGTTGGGGTCAATTCGCCCTCCTCATTGCGAGTTGCCGAACCTGTTCCTTGAACCTTGGCAGCAATTCGTTGCCGATCCCGTACCAGCCCTTGGCGATCAGGCGCGAGGTGTTGTCGTCTTCGGTGTTGTAGAAATGGCCGATGGCGAGGCATTGGTTGATGGCTTCTTCAATGTGGTGCATTAGTTTGCGGTAGGCTTCGTCTTTGGTGGCGATTCCGCCGATGGTGGAGAAGGGTTCGGTCATGGCTTGCGGTGGTCCTTTCGCAGGTTGTAGGTCGGGTCGGTGTGGTAGGTCGGTTCGTTGGCAAAGGCCAAGCGATGCTGCGCGACTTTGACCAAGCGCTCGGGCTCGATGTAGATTTGGCCCTCGGTTTTGGATTGGACAAGTACTTTCATTGCTGGGTCGCGCCAGTTGGGGCGTAGGTCGGGTGGTGACTTAGGTTTCCTCATAGCCGCCTCACGATTGGTGCGGGTGGTGTTGCTGGCTTAGGCTTTCGCAGGCCAAGGATATCGGTCAAGGATGGGGTAGAGGCGGAGCGGGTAGGGTAGTGGTCGGGGAGGTGGTCTGGAACACCATTTTGGATTTCATCCATTGGTTGTACTACGTCATCCCAATCCTGTACCTCGGCTTGTGATTGATAACGCAAGTGATCTAATCCCCACCAACGCCACGGATATGCCCGGTGGCCAGAGGTGGGGATGATCCACCAATAGCCGAGGCCGTCGCATTCGCTGCAACCGGGGATATTGCCATTATCTTGTTTGCATTCGGCGCACTCGATCCGCGTCGCGATATCGAAAGCAGGTTCGCCTCTAACTTTATGCGCCACCAAATATAATTCAGACATGCACCCACCTCTTGCCTGTATTGATTTGACTGATAATAACCCGAGATACGCCAAAATAATCGGCAATGGCTTGTTGTGTCATACCTGCGTGTTCAAGAAAGTATTTGATTTCACGAACTTGATCCTCAGTAAGAATGGCCCGTGTATTCAAACTACCAACCCGCCTATCTTTACGCCCTTTGCGTATCATGTCATCTGTGTTGTCTTGGTTACTGCCCAAGAACAAATGATCTGGTGCAATGCATCGCTTGTAATCGCAGGTGTGACAGACTAACATACCGTTGGGAATTGAACCTTTATGCACTAAATATGACGCAACATGATTACCGATATTTTGGTGCTTAAACCAGATGGTGCCATAACGACTTTCTTCACCGCCAGCGCTACAATACCAGCAGCCATTTTCCAGCTTAGTTGTTTTCTCAAGCAATCGTCTTTCTAGACTAACTGCCGCTGCCGTGTGGGCAATTAGGAAGAGATCGGTCATCGCTTCACCAATCCCAACCGCTCAATCAATGCCTTAGCCGCGGCCCGTTGCTCGGGTGTGGTCTCGGCATTGAGCCGTTCTTGAGCCTTGGTGAGTTTGACTTGGGGTTGATGTCGCGGGGGCTCGTAGAGGGCTTGGGCCTCCAATGGGGATAGGACCTCGTGCTTGCGCTTGCGCAGGAGTTCGAGGGCCTGCATGAGGCCGCCTTCGGAGAGCGGGAGCTTGAGCAGGTAGGGGATGCCGCCGGCGGTCATCGGGAGTTGGACGATGATGTCGTGGTCGGTGAGCCATAGGGTTACGGCATGAGGTGGGGGGTCGGTGTCGAGGGTGCCCATCATAGCTGTCCCCTACGATCTGGATAAACATAGTTAAGGTCCACAAGTTCTACGCTACCGCTCCACTTATGCCGGATGCTATCAGCGTAGTCGCGTGCTTCTTGGTAGGAAGTGAATGCTTTTTGGAAGTCTCCCCAACCACCACTGGGGTAGTAGGCTTCGCAAGCAAAGACTAGATATCGTGGGGTCATGGTGATGCCTTTAGCTGGAAGTGGAAGCTGGTGCGCGAGGACGCACGTGCGGTGTAGGCCGAGTGCGCAGCGAGGAAGGTGGAGCAAGGGATTAGGGTACGGGGGAGTAGGACTCGGCGCTCGGTGATAGGGACGTTGGTGCGTGGCCCGTGCCAAGAGAGCCAAGTGCGTTCGATGTCGGTAGTAGAGGAATCGAAGGATAGCTCGGTTCGGTCCCAGCGGATGGTGGGGATGCCAAAAGCGATTAATTGAATAAGGATGGCTATAGGCACATGGGTATATTGCAACGCGCCGTTGGAATAGACAAGATCGCAGGTGCCGAGCCAAGCCATGGCCTCGCTGATGTTGGGAAAGAAGCGGAGGTTAGAGGATTCGAGATCGCAGGTTTGGGCCTTGCGAACTATCTCGATGTTTTCCACCACGGCCCAGCGTTGGGTTCGGTAGCCAAACTGCCGATAATGCACCCCGAAGCCGCCGCCGAAGTCGAGGACGTGGCGCGGGTAGTCCTTGAAGGCAAGCTGCTCGCAACGGAATGCTTGGGTCTTGCGAAACACCGCGTCGATTAGTCGCGAATCGGTGTGGGCGGTGATTGGGGACCGCAGGTAGGCGAGGGGGTTGAGTGGGGGGATGGGCATGGGGTTAGAGCCTGCGCCAGCGTATTAAAGGAAGTGGAGTTGTGATCTTGATTGGTCCCGCAGCTACTGCTTGATCGATTAGTTCATTGTGGGCAAAGTCCCTCGTGCTAACCACTACACCATGGGGCGCAGGTTCGGCGTGCATCGCTGTCGCGGCAGGTGGAGGAATTGATGTAGGTAAAGCTTCGGCTGGAGGGCCTTCGGCCACAGGCATCATTTCAAGAGTATTACCCTCGAAATCACACATGCGGCTGATATCGAAATCCCAGAAATAGGGCGTGTTGGCCATCTCGTGATTGAGCATTACAGGTAGCATTGCTCGATGTCGGCAGGTCGCGCGCTCGCCAGCCGGGCATTGGCATTCGAAGTGGGAGATGAGGTAGGAGGATTCGGGGTTGCCGTCGGTGAACTTGGTGATGCGGTATTGGTCGCCGTCGGTGCGGAGGTTGTAGAGGGTGGTGGTCATTGGTTACTCCCCATGGTGTTCAGGTTGCTGTGCGAGGGCGCGGATGGCGTTCAAAGCGTCGGCGTCGGTAAAGCCCTCGCCCTTGATCGCTCTGCCATCTTTGGTCAAAAGCCAAAAAGTGTGAGGCGTCCCATGAAGGGAATAATCGTTGTGTACGGCCACTGACCATCCCTGCGCTCTCAAGTCGTCCGCGCTTCCCTCAGAGCACTTGCGATGCTCCCCCTCATCCGAGCCTTGAACCTGCGCCGCTCCAGAATACAAATGCCAAGGTTTGTTTTCCTCGTGCCCACACACTCGGCAATCGCCCATTGCCTGATAATCCGGCGCGTAAATATGTGGCTTGACCTCCGAGCCTTGAGCGGGTGGGGGTGCGGAGAAGAGGGCAACGAACGCTTTGAGCATTCGCATGTCGCGGAAGTAAATCGACGGATCGACTGGCCTATCCTCGGCGCAATCGTTCCAGTGCCAGTTGCGAGCCCACGCGGCTAACCTGTTGTCGTCCCACGCGACCGGCTGCGCGGCTTGTGGGGAGGGAGGGGCGCGGGTGTTCGCAGGTTCGGTCATGACTCTCGGCTCCAATCGGCAGGTGAGAAGGTCCAATGGGGGAGCAGTGGCGCAGGTCGAGGACGAGCGCACCATTCGTTCCATTGCTCGCGAGTGGGGATGTGCCAGTGCATCAGCTTGGCACGTTCGATGTACCATTCATAAGCGTCGAGGATCATGGGCATGGCTAAATCTCTATCCAAGACATCATGCAGTCACAATCAAAGCAAGTTTGTTTGAAAGCCTCGGGATTTAGTCTGCTTGTGAACAATTCATCGTCTTGAGGGTATTCGCGCCATGGGTATTTGCTGTGTTGTGCTACTGCCGCACGCCAGTCTTCGCCCATGTGGTGTTCTAATCTAAGTTCGTTCTCGCTCCAGTCAATATGACCAACTATAAATGATTTCATTGGAGCAATCCTCCATTATGACTACCATTGTACCACACCAAGCCGCGAAAGTCAATGGCCTAGTGTGGTTAGATATGGGGCTAATGAAAATGGCCCTAGCCGGGTGAGGGCTAGGGCCAGAGGGAAGGTTAGGTCGAACGCAAGCGTCCTTGGTCTAGCTGGCGTTTGCGTCGTGCTACCTCGCGCTCGCCGTTCGGCTTGTAATCGCGCATCTTGAGATTGCGCTTGGCTTGGCGTTGAAGTTTCTTGAGATTAGGCTTTAGCATCATCGCCTTCCTTTCCAAAATTGCCACATGAGGTATGTGAGGATATGGTGGGAGTAGTTGGTAGGTTGGGGAGTCATTTGTATATGACTTTTGTAACTAGAATAGGGCCTTTAGTGGTAGTGGCGTCCTCTAGCCATGTAACAAGCTCATCGTGTGATTTGAACCGCTTGTCACAGCTTGCATAATTGTCTTTGTTCGTTGAAGATGGCATACAAAACCAAAGAGTAATCATTGGTCCCTCCATTGTTTGGGGCTGGCTTCGGCCAGCCCCAAGGATTGATGGATGCAAAGCCTATTGCGCTGCGGATTGCTGGCCCTCGCGCCAATCATAGTCCTCATTGGTCCCGCCACCAGCGAGCCAATCAGCGCGGGAAATCCAGCCGGGGACGTCGATGTAGCGGCGGCCGTGATAGGGGCCGGGATTAGTCTCGACCGCACTTGGGGCATCGACAATCAAGGGAGAAGTACCGGAGTGCTCCACAGCCACAGTATCGGGGACGACTCCAGTAGGGTCCGACTGGCTCGGTTCCTCGCTGACGGAAGCGCCATTCGTAGGGTCCGTTTGCACACTGACCACGGAGCCGTTATCGCTGAGCCTACGATCGCCAACGTGATAGACTGCCTCGGCCGTTACTTCGGGCTGCGGCATTGGCTTGGGCGGGTTCAGTTCGCATTCAGCTTGGACAGCCATGCCCTGAATTTGAGCCAAGAAGCGAACCACCTTGGAAGACTTCTCGTCAGCTTCGAGAAACCGAAGCTCGGCGTCGTCACGGGCTACCTCCGCCTGCGAGAGCTTGGACTGCAAGTCCTCAATCTGCTGCTTAAGGTCGATGATCCGAAGCTCGCGATGGCTGATAGTTGCGTGAGCCTGTTCAAGCTCATGTTCAAGCCGATGAAGTTCTGTTTCGACCTGTGGCAGTCGCTCCATGGCTTGTGCCATAGCGACAAGATCGCCAACGAGGCTGTTGATTTGATGTCCGGTCATTAGATGGTGCTCCGTTAGGGCAGTCGGATGCCCTGTTTGGGTTTGCGTCATGTGGGCCTATGGCCTAGCAATGCTGGCACTTGCTCACATCGTTGCTGGAAGAAGCCCAAGGGGCCAGCGCGGATATACCGCCGGGTGCCCTTGGGGGAGAGTTGGGTCGTCATAATCAGCTTTTTAGTCCCATTCCATACTAAAGCTGTTAACTCTGGATGGGTGTTGGAAGGAGAACTAGCCGATCCTTGGCTGTTGTCAGAGGGTAGATCAGGAGCGGGGGCTCCGTCTTGCGTACCCTAGGTTCCAATTACTCGGCTAGTTTAGTCACGATGGACGTTCCGTTAGGCGTTAGCCTGCGGCTGCGGCTTCGAGCCCTTTGCCCTCGGCGCGACCTTACCGGCCTGCTTTGCGCTAAGGGGCTTGTCCGCCTTGGCCTTGGCCTTCTTGGCTTCGTCCTCGGCCACCAGCTTGGGATCGGCCTTGATGACGCTCATGACGTTGAGCTTCACCGGGGTCGCTGCCCGCGCTTCGAGATTGGCCTTGGCTGTCTCCAAGATCGAGGGATCGGCAGCGATAAGCTGCTTGGCGCCCTCGGTGATTTCCGAAGCCTTGTAGTGCGAAATCTTGCCCTTGGCCGCTTTGATTGCGTCCTTGACGAGGTTTCGCGCCAGCCGCATGGCTTCGGCGACCACTTCCTTATTCCCACCGGCCTTTTTGGCCTTAGACTGGCCGGTGATCTTGGTCTTACCGGAGTACATGTCCTCGATGTTGGCCTCGGCCTTGGCACGGATAGCGGCTTTGCGCTTGGTGCCGTCAGCGTTGTCCTCGGGGAATGCAGCTTTGGTAAGCTTGCTCATGTTGCGTTCGGCGATGGCCTTGAGGCCCTGCATGAGGGCTTCGCGGTATACGTCGATTGGGAGCCGTAAGGTATTGACCGTGAACTCGCCTGCGCCGTTTTTAAGGGCAAAGGTGATGTCAGTGGAGGGTACCGCGGCGTCGGCCGCAACATCAGTCGCTAGGTCTGTCATAACTACAGTCCTCTTTGTGGTGGCGGGATTGCCACCGGGGTATATGCCAAGGTAGTCACTGATGGTTATGGCGGTCGCAAGGGTTGGCCGAGCTTCGGCAGTGGTCTTTGGACTATTGCTAGGCGTGAACGCTTCGCGGCAGTCGCTACCATTGCGTTGGCAAGGGCAGAGCCCCTAGGCCCCATCGGTCTTGGATCGTGGCATATTGGTCGTGCGGGATTGCACGGGTGGAGGCAGACACAGCAACTGGTTCTTAGCCAATCACTTTAGCCTATCTATAGTGCACGCTCCACACTATAGCGGCAATGCTAGGAGCGAACTAGCACTCTGCCTCCGCCGATACAATCCCATAGTCTTACATCGTTTCAAACAGCCCGTGGGAGATAGCCCACGCTAGGCCGTTGAGGTGGGCGGCCTAGTGGTCATCATCAGTACCAGCATCACTGGCAGACCCAAGGGATTAGCCTTGGGTTTCGACCTTTAGGCAAGACACATAGCCAATTCGGCAGCACCCATAACCTTAGGCTCACCGCATTCCTCACATTCATAACCCATAGCATCGGGCTCACAACCATCCTGTTCATAGCCACAAGCAAGACAGAAGCCCGGATTGTCCAAGCCGAACATCTGACGCTTGGCTGCGTCAATTACTGTGTCCACAGTCAGTCCCTTTGGGAGTTTCATCACCATCACCTTCTGCTAGAGGGCTTCGCCGCAAGGCTTGCTAAAGGAATTGACGTATCGCCAGCGCCGAATATCCTCATTTACATACCACAAGGTCTGCTCTAACCCAACCATATATGTCCATGCAATCTTGCCATTGATATCAACCGCAATCCTACCATTCTCATTACGATAGATATGGACAACACCAAGACCATCGACCATTGCAGTATATGGTAGGGTTTCAGCTTTAATCATTGGCCTGTGCTCCCTGCTTCACCGCCCATTATTGCACACCGCACCGCAGCATTGCAAGCGAACCGTTGCGAACGAACCCGGAACGAACTGCGAACATCGATCACGGAATTGTGAATTCATTTGTTGCGCCGCATCAATCGAAACTTCGTTCATTTGTTGCCGAGGGCTCTGCATCACACCCGCCGCACGAATGGCTTGGGCTCTGCCATTGCGCGATCAAGGAGTGCACGCTGCGCGGCAGCCTTCGCGCGTGATCGATCGGCAGCAAGCTCCAAGCCTGATGCCAACTCCTTGGCCGGCTCCAACGGCACAGCACTCGGCAGCACCTCGCCTGTGAAATCATCCACGAACGTGCCAGCATTCGGCTCGCGTCCATCGCTCAGCCGTTGCAAACGCAACACCATCGGTCGATTGTTCAGCTTGGCCATCGGCATCCTCCCTCTCTCCAGCTTACCATCACAGTATACCACCAAACCGTGAACAAAGCAAGCACAATCGCTCCCCAATCCCACGCCCATAATCCCTGATACCCCTCTCATCCCCCCCTCACCCTCTCATTCAGCTCCCCACACCCCGTGGCGGTAGGGTTAGGGCCTTGCTAGTGTCTATCTCTTCAAATTTTTTTTTTCGCAAAGCAAGCACGAGTGCAGGGCCACCGGGCAGTGTGGGTGGGTGAATGAGAGGATCAGAGGGGTATCAGAGGGGTACCAAGGATTATGGCGGGATGGTGCGGTGCGGCGTGGTTGTAACATTTCGTGATTGGACAATCGAGCCGAATGCGTCCATTGTGGCGTTGTTGGCAAACCCGCCATCATTGCAAACCGCTAAGGGAACATCACACATGGCCATCCTTCGCAATCTGAACGAACTCACCCGCGAGCAATTGATTGAAGCCCTTGCTGCGGCCCAAGCGCAACCCGCACGCAAGCTCTCGATGAAAGTCAGCGACAAGGGCGCGATCTCGGTCTATGGCCTCGGCCGCTTCCCCGTCACCCTGTACGCTGGCCAGTGGGACCGCTTGCTCTCGCTCTCCGATGACCTGCGCGCATTCGCCAAGGCCAATGTTGCCCTGCTCGCGACCAAGGACTAGCCCGCCATCCCGCGCAATCCCTTGGCCCGCCCTCATCGACCGGGGGCGGGCCAAAACTTTGTCTCCCGCGCGGCCGCAGTGTGCCCCCAAATATTGCGTTCGATTTTTGAAACATGCATATGATTGGTGGCGATGGCGCGGGCGGGGGCTTGACTTCTTGCGCGTTACGTGCGATGGTGGAACTTGAGAATGGAAGATTGTGCCGATGCTTGACGGGTTTATCGAGGTCACGCCGATTCTAGCCGCCGGGGTCTATGCCCTGCTGCGCGATGGAGTTGTGGTTTACATCGGCCAGAGCAAGCGCATGCTCTCGCGCATCTCGGCCCATAAGTCGAATTGGGGGCGGAAGTCAGTGCCGGCTTGGCTCCCGGCATCGACCCGAGGAATCCTGTTCGATCAAGTCTACGTCCTGCCCTGCCGAGTCGAAGACCTCAACACCCTCGAACGCGCAATGATCGACATCTACAAACCCCGCTACAACATCGCGCTCAAGTCCCCGACCGCCGTCTCCGTCCCCCTAACCCTCGAACGCAACGGCGCAATCCTCGCCACCCTGAACCACCGACCGCCAGCCCCATACTTCGAACGACGATTGTAACCGCCATGGCCACCCGCGCGATCCACAAGATCATCACCGAAACCCCCGAGGTCTCGGGCATCCGCGAACTCGCGCGCGCTGACCTCAACCACCTCCTCATCCCGCGCCCGCCCAACCAAATCCAAACCCTCCGCGACAATCATCACCGGGTCGCCCGCGCCGTTGCGTCCGGCATGTCCAATGCCGAAGTCGCGGGCGTCTGCGGCATCTCGATTGGTCGCGTGGTCCAACTCCGCGCTGACCCCGCCTTCCGCGACCTTACCGCTCACTACCGCGCGGTCCTCACCGACGAATGGGCATCCCAGGACACCGTAATCGAGTTCATGCGCACCAACGCGCTTAAGGCCCAGGCCATGATCTCGGACAAGCTCGATGACGCGGCCGAGCGCAACGAGTTCCTCCCCACCCGTGATCTCCTTGGCATTGCCGAGTTTGGTGCCGACCGCACCGGCTACGGCAAGGTCAACAAGAATGTCAACATCAATGTCGATTTCGCAGCCAAGCTGGAGCAAGCCCGATCCCGCTCCTCCCGCGCCCCAGCCCTGCGCCAAATTGAGGCCTCCGGTGTCCCCACGTCGCCTGTGCCTCGATCGGACCCGAAGCCGTCGCCACCTCCCTCGACTTCGGGTCCGTCCACCCTTCGCCGCCTCTAACCAAGCTTTCGGGGCCAGATGTCGCTAGAGCAAACACTGGATGCAAGTCGGACACCCAGCGCACTGCTCGCGTCCTCTGGCCCCGAAGCCATGTCGGCCGAACTGTTCGGATGGCTAGCCTCGGTCGCTGATGACCCACTCGCCTTCTGCCTCGGCGCCTTCCCTTGGTCCGAACCCGGAACAGTATTGGAGAAATACGATGGACCGCTCGATTGGCAACGGGAGATCATGGAGCAGATTAGGACGGGGCTCCTCAGCATCGATGAGGCCATTCAACTTGCGACGGCATCAGGTCATGGAGTTGGCAAATCCGCACTCGTTTCAATGCTCATACTCTGGGCCTTTACCACCTATCCTGACTGTCGCGGAGTGGTTACGGCTAATACCGAAACCCAATTAAAGACAAAGACCTGGGCCGAACTCGGCCGCTGGTTCAACCTCTGCTTCTTCGCCCGCGACCACTTCATCCTAAACGCCACCTCACTCGTTTCCAAAGACCCATCCCGCGAGCGAACATGGCGCATCGATATGATTGCATGGTCCGAGACCAATCCCGAAGCATTCGCCGGGATGCACAACAAGGGCAAACGCCTTCTAATCATCTTCGACGAAGCATCCGCCATCGCCGACATCATCTGGGAAACCATCGAAGGCGCATTCTCCGACTCCGACACCCAACGCATCTGGCTCGTCTTCGGCAACCCGACCCGCAACACCGGCCGCTTCCGCGATTGCTTCGATGGCGGCCGATTCGCCTTCATGTGGAAGCACCGTCAGATCGACTCCCGTACCGTTGCCATCACCGACAAGAAATACATCAACGCCAAGATCGCGGCCTATGGCGATGCCGACAACGACTATATCCGAGTCCGCTGGCTGGGCCAGTTCCCCCGGCTCGGCGAGATGGAATTCTTCTCCGCGACCGAGATCGACACTGCGATGTCGCCCGAGCGCGAGGTCTATGTCGATGCCTTCACCCCGCTCGCCCTTGGCGTCGACGTAGCCCGCTACGGTCGCAACAAGTCCGTTCTCTTCCCGCGCAAAGGCCGCGACGCTCGCACCATTCCCACTCGCATCTACCAAGGTCTCAACACCGTCGAACTCGCCAACCGAATCCACGATGCCTGGACCGAATGGCGACCTGACGGAATCTTCGTCGATGGCGGCGGTGTCGGCGGTGGCGTAGTCGACAACTGCCGCAACCAACGACTCTTCGTCTGGGAAATTCAATTCGGCGGCAAGGACGACATCACCGGCGTCGTCTTCGATAACCAAGGCGAGCGCTACGCCAACAAGCGCTCCGCAATGGCCGGGGCCTGCCGCGCATGGCTCAAGACCGGGCTCCTGCCCCAATCCGCCAGCCTCCGCACCGCCATGCTCTCGATCAAATACATCTTCAACAAGAAGGACGAAATCCAACTCGTCTCCAAAGAAGACCTCCTCGACGACAACCCCGACCTCGAACTAGACGAACTCGATGCGTTGTTCTGCACCTTCGGCGGCCCAATCAACAAGACCAACCAAACCGCTGGTGGCGAGCACCCGCACCCGCCAATGGTCGAAACCGAATACGATCCGTATGAAGAGAAAAGGATGCTGGCATGAACTGCCCCAATTGCACTCAGCCTTTGCTCAACGAAGGCGAATGGCCTTATTCGCATCAGCAAGATCGCAAACCCACAATGACCTTTCAGTGTATTCGTTGGTCTTGCATTCCTTGCAGCATCTATATCTATCGCAATCTCGATCTTATGGAGCCTTCCGATGTGGTTGCATGACCATCCCAAGCTGCGAGTTGTTGCATGAAGCCTCACGATCAACCCCACGGCCTTTGTTCCGTGGACCCCATCACCCTCACTGGCCTAGCCCTCAGCGCAGCCGGGTCCCTAGCTGGCGCAGCCGCTGGTGGTGCCTTCAAATCCCCCGACACCCCAGCGGCCGCGACCGCCCCAGCACCCGAGGCCGCAGTGATCCCACCGGCCCAAGCCCCAACCGGCACCAAGCCCCGGCCCCAGTCCCAATCCCCGACCTACCTCGGCACCAGCACCGTTCCCACGCCCCAGCAATCTGGAACTAAAACCCTGCTAGGACAATAACCCCGATGCCCGTATTCTCTAACTGAAAGCGTATGATGATGACTAGGGACGAGATTAAAGAACGCGCAACCATCATCGCAAAACAAATCGATTACTTGGAGTGTGATTTGCGCGGTGGTGGACAAGAAGATATAGCAAACAAGATTATAATTACAGCGCCAATTTTTTGGGATTTGGTACATGATCTTTATGAGGTCCCATGCCCGTAGTCCCCTTCGGCGCGCCCCAGCAGCCCGGCCAACCTCCACTCCCCACTCCCCCGACCGAGCCCTTTGCCTTGATGGCCGCCGCGCAGATGCATTCGGAAGGTCGCCTAATCACAAACAAACCTGACCTGTCAGAGTTCGCTAGCCGAAGCAGCGACCGAACCTCTCGAAGGAATGGTAAATGAACGCATCGGCTTTTCCCCGCACCGACCGGTCGTACCAAACCCCGGACGAGCGCGCCTTGCACTATTCCGAAGGCCGATTGCTTGGGCTGCGAGTCAACCGATACTCTTGGTGGACGCATTGGCGAGAGCTTGCTGATTATTTCTTACCTAGGAGGTACAAATGGATAGTCACTCCGAATCAGATGGCCCGCGGGTCCCCGATCAACCAACACATCCTCGACTCGACAGGTGTCATCTGTGCAAGGAACCTAGCTTCTGGATTAGTAAGTGGCAAAAGTTCCCCGACCCGCCCTTGGTTCAAGCTACGTGTGGGCACTATGGATTCCACAACTACCTCACCGGTCTCCCTCTGGCTCGCCGAATGCGAACGCATCCTCTACCTCATCTTCTCCGAATCCAACTTCTACAACTCCATCGCCCAGTTCTATTTCGACCTCGTCATCTTCGGCACTGCGGTGATGCTCATCTACGAGGACTACGAAAATGTTATCAACTGCATCAACCCTTGCGCTGGTGAGTACTACCTTGATATTGATGGCAAATATCGACCCACAATATTCTATCGAGAGTTCACTCTCACTGTCTCCGCCGTCGTCAATGAATTTGGCTACGAGAACTGTTCCGACTCAGTCCGACAACTCTATAACGACCCCGGTGGCGCCAACCTCACCCGCGAACTGATCATCGCTCACTCCATCGAGCCCAACGACGATGGCCGCGCTGCTGAGTTCGGGTTCTCCCCGCGATTCAAGTTCCGCGAACTCTACTGGGAATGGGGCGGCTCTGCATCCCCTCAAGGCTCCAACTACCAGCCCCGCGGCTTCCTTCGCCGACGCGGCTACTACGACCAACCCAACATCGCCTGCCGCTGGGACATCGTCTCCAACGACGCCTATGGCCGATCCCCCGGCATGGACGCACTCCCCGACCAAAAGCAATGCCAACTCGAAACCCGGCGCAAGGCCCAAGCCATCGACAAGATGGTCAACCCGCCACTCGTCGCGGATGTCCAACTCAAGAACCAGCCCGCTTCGCTCCTTCCCGGCGGCATCACCTACATCCAAGGCATGGCCCAGTCCGGTGGCAAAGCCGCCATGACCTCGATCTACGACACCCACCAGTTCCCAGTCCAGGCCATCACCGAGGACCTGACCGAGGTCAAAACCAGACTCGCTAAGACCTTCTTCAACGATGTCCTGATGACCGCCTCCCAATTCGAAACCCGCTCCAACGTCACCGCGGTGGAATGGAACATGCGCAAGTCCGAATCCATGGTCGCTCTCGGCCCGGCCCTCGACCGCATCGACTATGAAGGCCTCAACCCAATCATCGATCGGGTCTTCGGCATCGCCTCCCGCGCCGGCATCCTCCCGCCCCCGCCGCCCGAAATCCAGGGCCAGATGATCAACATCACCTACATCTCCATGCTCAAACAGGCCCAAGAGGCCGCGGCCGCATCCGGCATCGAACTCGTCCTCAAGCTCGCAGGCGAACTCGAAGGCATCAAGCCCGGCTCCATGGCCAATATCGACATCGACTATGCTATTGACAAATACTCCGCGCTACAGAACAATGATCCCAAGTTAATCAGGAGTCCGGAAGCATTGGCCCAAATCCGTGCCGAGGAAGCGAAGGCCCAGCAGGCAGCACAGCAGGCCCAGATCGCCGAGCAGTTGTCCAAATCCGCGGGCAACCTCGCCGCGATCGCCCCGCCCGGTGGCGGAGTCGGAGCAACTCAATGAGCATCGAATACCGCACTGTCGATTCCCGCGGCAACATCTATCGCGTAACCGATCTCTTCGATCAATTCGGCAACGAAACCACCAACTCAGCCATCGCCGTGACCTGCGTGGTCCGTCTCGACGACGACCACTGGTGGAGCACCGAAGCCCGACGAATTCCCATCTACCCGGTCCACTGATGCCCGACTCCACCGCCAACCGCAAAGACATCCGACGCCGCGAAAAGCAGGCCGCGATCGACCTTGCCTCCCGCCTTGCTATAGTCCGCAACCTAATGTCCACCACCGAAGGCCGCGCGTGGTTTTGGCACAAACTCTCCGCTTGCCACCTCTTCACCACCACCTTCGCCCTTGGCCAATCCGACGCCACTGCCTTCAACGAGGGCCAGCGCGCCATCGGCCTATCCCTCCTAGCCGAGGTCATGCTAGCCTGCCCCGATCAATACATTCAAGCACAGCGAGAACACAATGAGCGAGCCGCAGTTGATGAACGACGAAGCAGCACGATCGACGACTGGGGAGATACTGGATCAGGCGACAGCGCCGACCGAGACCAAGCCGACGGAGACGAAACCGACGGACCCATCCCAGAGCATTGGGGACCAGACGGTAAAGCCAACTACTACAGCTGACCCCAAGCCCGGCGAAACCCTTCTCACCGAACCCAAGCCTGAGGACATCAAGGCCCCGGTCGCTGGTGCTCCCGAAGCCTATGCCGATTTCAAGGCCCCCGAAGGCTATATCATTGACAAGGTCCTACTCGAAGCCGCGCTGCCAGCATTCAAAGAACTCAATCTGACCCAAGACCAAGCCCAGCGCCTCGTTGACATCCAAGTCGCACGCGAACTGGCCCTCGCCAAGGCCCCCCAAGAAACCTACGAAAACCTGCGCAAGGACTGGCGTGCCAAGGTCACCGCCGACACCGACATCCGCGCCTATACCACCGACGGCAAGACCGGCATCGACGCGGTTAAGATCGACATCTCTCGCGCCCTCGGCACCTTGGACCCGACTCTCGCTGGCGAATTCCGTGCCGCTATGGACCTCACCGGCGCGGGCGACCACCCTGCATTCGTCAAAGCCTTCTGGAAGCTGTCCCAAGGACTACTCGAAGGCAAGCCCGTGACCGGCCGTGGCCCATCGCCCGCTGGTCAAGTCGACCCTTCTAAGCCCGTGCGCCCATCACCCGCAGCGGCCATGTACCCCAACCTGCCATCCGCAGGCTGACCCTTTCCACCGCCCGAGCCCCAGAGTGGGTTGAACGCACAATGCCAGATCGGAACGAGGATGCCTCACCCACCCCTTCCACCTTTCCTTAGGAGCCATAAATGGCTATAATCGGCAATGTCGCGCTAACTTACGCGGACTGGGCCAAACGTCTCGATGACGGCTATCGCGTTGCGATGATCATCGAACTGCTCTCCCAGACCAATGAAATCCTCGATGACATCATGGTCATGGAAGGCAATCTCCCTACCGGTCACAAGACCACCGTCCGCACTGGGCTGCCCCAAGCCACTTGGCGACTCCTCAACGCGGGCGTCCCCAATGCCAAGTCCACCACGGCCCAGATCACCGATACCTGCGGCAACCTCGAAACCTACGCAGTGATCGACAAGGACATCGCGGACCTCAATGGCAACACCGCCGAGTTCCGGTTGTCGGAGGTTCGAGCCTTCCTCGAAGGCATGTCCCAACAGGTCGCCGCCACGTTCATCTACGGCAACCAGCACATCAACCCGGAACGCTTCACCGGCCTTGCCCCACGCTACTCGACCGTCTCGACTGCGTCTTCCCAAACCGCCAACAACGTCCTCGATGCAGGCGGCACCTCCAACACCAACACCTCCATGTGGCTCGTCACTTGGGGCAACGACACCATCCACGGCATCTTCCCCAAAGGCAAAATCACCGGGCTCCAGCACCGGGACATGGGCGAGTGGCCAGTTCAAGACGCATCGGGCAACACCTACCAAGCCTATCGCGACCACTTCAAATGGGAAGTCGGGCTCTGCCTCCGTGATTGGCGCTACACCGCTCGCATCGCCAACATCGACGTGACCCAACTCACCGGCGTCTCGGCCGCGAACCTGATCAACCTGATCGTCCGCGCACTCTATCGCCTGCCCACTGCGCCTGCCCAAGCCACCGCGATCCAGACCTCCGATTCCCCTGAGGTTCGGGCCAATATGGGTCGGTTGATGATCTACTGCAACCGCATCATCCGAACCTACCTCGATCTCCAGGCAATGAATAAAACGAACGTGTTGTTGCGTTTGGAGGAATTCAACGGCAAGGTAGTTACAACCTTCCGAGGCATCCCCGTTCGCACCTGCGACGCGATCCTCTCGAACGAAGCCCAAGTGGTTTAAGGAGCCAGCACCATGATCCTCGACAATCTCCTCATGTTCGACTCCCCGCTGGCTCCGCGCAACCTCGCGCAGATCGTAGCGACCTACGACTCCACCAACATCATCGACCTCGGTGTCATCTCCGGAATCCCCACTTCCGCAAATGGCGGTGGCGCCCGAGACATCGGCATCGGTGACGATCCGGCGATGAAGCTCCTTGTCCAGGTCTCCACCGCTTTCGTCTCCGCTGGTGGTGGCACCCTCGCCATCAACCTCGCCGGTGCAGTCGACAACGGCGCTGGAGCCCCCGCGGCATTCTCCACTTGGTGGACCTCCCCCATCTACACCATTGCCCAGATGGTCGCTGGCGCCCGCCTGCTCGACATGGACTTCCCTCGCCCGCCGCAGGGCGTCGCGATCCCTCGCTATGTCAAGCTCCAATACGCCATCGCCACTGCTACCATCACCGCTGGCGCCGTCATCGCCGGCATCGTCCTCGATCGCGACGACCAGTTCTACTCCTCCACCAACAACGCGGTGATGGGTGGTTACGTCGCTGGCATCAACGTAGCGAACTGAGGTCACATCCCATGCACCTCAAACGCACACTTCTCGCAGGGGCCTTATTCGGGGCCCTTGCAGTTGGCGCGACTTGGGCCCAAGGTCTCTATACCAAGAACCTCGTCGGCACCGAGATCGTCAACGCATCACTCCCTGCCGGTGGCTCAGGCATTCAAGTCCCAGCCTACGTCCTCCGCTCTGGCGGCAACCATACTCTCGTTGCCACCACCACCACCGCCACATCCTTGGCCCGGGCCCAAGATGACGCCTTAATCGCCACTGGCGCCATCACCACATGGCTTGTAACCCTCCCCGCTAACCCCTACACCGGGCAGACCATCTCCATTTCCTGCCCCGGTGGCGACACCACGACCCTTACTATCGCTGCTGCATCCGCCCCAGCGAGCACTACCCTCGTTGGCACCAACCCTACCTCTTGCACTGCCTCGACTGCAACTTCCAGCACTTGGCAGTATTCCACCACAGCAAACAAATGGTATAGGATCAGATAGCCATGCGCAACCTCCGCTCTCGCCTACTCTCTAGCGCTCTTGGCTTGGGCCTTGCCCTCGGCATCGGCTTCGCTGGGGCCCAGACCATTAACAAGGCCCTGCAACTCTCCCAAGACGCCACGGGCCAGTTCGGTGTCGATACCAACCTCGGCCTCGCCCTCCCCGGCCATCTTCTCTGGCCAACCGGCGGCACTCGTCCAGCACCCACCGTGTCCTCGGGCGCCACCACCCCCACCATCGTCGGCACCGATTCCGCTGGCGTGGTCACCATGAGCGCGGTCGCCACTACCGCGACCGTCACCTTTGGCACTGCATTCGCCAGCGTCCCTTGGTGCCTTGTCTCGATGAACGGCACCATCACCACCACCATCTCCTACACCGTCGCTACTACCTCACTCGCCATCACCGGCTCCGGTGCCGTCGGTGCCAACAACAAAGCCACCTACTACTGCCCATCGGCTAGCTGATGTTCTACCTCGGCCTCATCATCGCAGTCTGCTACGTGCCCGGTTACATCGGTGCCACGATCCCTGCGCAATGGGCCGTGTTATCCATCATCTTGCCGTTCTTCCTCTGGCGCCCAACCATATCCGGTCCTGCGTTTTGGTTGGGCGCTGCCTTTCTCGCATGGGCCGCTGCTTCGCTTGCTTGGTCCCCTATCTCCTACGACGCGATCTTTGGCCTATGGCAAGCCACTATCTGGGCCCTATGCTTCCGCCTTGGCGCTACCGAAATCGATCTCCGTGCTCTATTCCACGGCCTTGCTTGCGGTATCACCATCTCTTCCACAATCGCCATTGCCCAAGCCTTCGGCTTCTCTCCAGTCCTCGCCATCCCCGAGAACGCGCCACCGGGCCTGTTCTACAACCCAACCGTCCTCGGCGCTGCGGCCGCACTCGTCGCGATTGCCATCTTCGAAATGGGCGACCGCCGCTGGCTCCTAGGCCTCGCCCCATCTCTCTACCTCGCCAACTCCCGTGGCGCTTGGCTGATCCTCGCCTGCGGCCTACTCTCCCGCATATTCCCTCGTTGGCTGATCGCCATCCCCATTCTCGCCGTCGCCATCTTCGCCACTGCGATCCTTGGCCGCACCGACACCCAACGCCTGATGCTCTGGGGCGAAGCCCTGCGCCATTGGTCATGGCTGGGCAACGGAGTCGGTGCCTTCAATTCCCTCTACTACGTCGATATCGACCCCAAGCTCCAAATCCCCCGCCTCGTCCATGCGGAGTTCGTTCACAATGACTATCTCCAACTCTATTTCGAGTTCGGCCCGGCAGCCATCGCCGCCTACGCCATCCTGGCCCTCGCCCTCCTCCGCTCAGCCTTCCCCTATCGCGGCACTCTCCTCGCCTTCGCCATTCTCGGCCTCTTCTACTTCCCGCTTTGGTGCCCGGTTCTTGCATTCATCGGCTGTGTTCTTACGGGTCGCGCTAGTCGTGGTTGGGGCCAGCTTCGGCATCTTATGCCTCACCGGCGACGCGATCAGCTATCACGGCCTAACCCATCGCGACCTTGGCTCGATCAGCCTCGGCCTTCGCCTATTCCCATTCAATAACCACGTTCGGTCTTGGAGACTGATATGAAACGAATCCTGCTCCTAGCCTTTGCCTTAAGCCTCAGCTTCGGCCAAGCTAGGGCTCAGTCTACCTTTACCATGCCTCCGCCCGCGGGCGTCACTGTGATGGGAGTCCAAGTCGTCACCACCTGTGGTGCGGCCTCGCTTACAAACAACGCCGTAGCCTACGTTGCGATGAATGCCCAAGGCTCCCTTTGCACCAACGCCGCTGGCTCGGCCACAGCAAATCAAGGCAACGCCGGAACCAATGCTCAAGCGTGGTGGGTTCGCATTGGCGATGCAACCAATGGTCCCGTTGCAGTCAAGCCTGCATCCACGGCCGCAGTCGCCACCGATCCATCCCTCACTGTCCAACTCAACCCGCTTTCCCCTGGCGTTATCGCCCTTGGCCAAGCAACCAAAGCCAACTCAGTTCCAGTCACCTTTGCATCTGATCAAGACCCGTGCAGTTACGCCAAGAAATCATCGGTTGCGATCAGCATCACGTCAGCAACCACGACTTCGCTAGTCGCTGTGTCTGGATCGACCACGGTTTACGTATGCGGTTATTCTCTAGCGCTCGCGGGCTCAGCGACTACTGCTAACTCCATCAAATTCGAATACGGCACTGGCGCAGCCTGCACGTCACCGACCGATTTGACCGGTGCCTATGGCTCGAATGACGCGGCAGTCTCTACAACCCCAACGCAGATCGATTACGGCAACGGTGCTGGCACGATCATTACAGCCCCTGCGTCCAATGGAGTATGCGCCGTGACACTGGGGAATGCCGTGTTTGCCAAAGGCGTCCTGACTTACGTGCAGCAATGAAACGTATCCTCGCCCTTATCATCCTCTGGCTTTGGTCTGGCCTCGCAGTTGCGGGCTGGTTTCCACTGGCAGGCGGAAGTGCGCGCTTAACTGGCACGTACTATGTCGCCGCGTCCGGCTCCGACAGCAACCCTGGTACCCAGGCTAACCCATGGCAAACCGTTTCCAAGGTCGCGGCGCAGCGGTTCGGACCGAATGTCACGATCTTATTCAATGGCGGCGATACGTTTACACAGACTTCGGCCGCGCCGCTGGTCTTCACTCCGGCCACTGCGCAAGTTGGTCTCACGATCAATTCCTACGGAACTGGCGTAGCAACGATCAGTTCGGATAATTCGACTTCGTGCATAACCGCAACCAATATTGCATCGGTAACAATTAGCAATATAACATGTACAGGCGGCGGCAATCTCACCAACACCACGGCAGGAATAATCTTCATCAACAATCAAGCAGGCAACACCAAGCTTGCTGGACCGACGATCTCGGGGGTGACGGTTTCGGGGTATGGATACGATGGAATTGCAATTCAAGGATCGAATGGGAGCTCTGGTTTCTTCAATACATTAATTACAGGAAGCACGGTTCACGATGTAACGGGCAATTCTACGGACACGTTCGGCACTGCCTGCATCCACGTTTTTTCAAAAACCAATTATGGCTCCGGTGCCACAACACCTGCTCACATCGGCGGTACGATCACGAACAACACAGTTTTTAATTGCACCGGCACTAATGGCGCGGGCATGACGAATTGGTCTGGTTCTGGTATTGGTGTATTCGAGGCGCGTGGCTTTGTTATTGGCGGATGCTCCACTTGCTCAAACGTCGCGCACGATTTCGGCGGTCTCAACAATGGCCCGTTCGAGCCCGGTGGTATTTGGTCCGCGGATGCCGATCAGGTCGAGATCAGCTACAACGAGATGTACAATGGATTGACCGGCCCTGCTGGCAATCACGCGGACGGTGGCGGCTTCGATGGTGGGCAAACCAATTCAATAGCACATCACAACAAAATTCACGATAACGCGGGCTTCGCTTGGTCCGGAGAAAACTACAGCGACGGTACCTGTTGCGCAGTTTGGGGCAACAACACCGCCGCCTTCAACCTGTTTCAAAATAATCTAAAGGATCAGACCTCGGCTTCTGAAATCCTGCTGTTGTTCTCGCAGGCGGCCACCGGGCCGTATTATATTTACAACAACACCGTCGTTCAATCTCGCGGCGGCTCGGCCATTGGCGATGTCGGCTCGTCGAACCAGGCTTACACGCTCAAGGTCGCCAACAACATCTTCGCGGTCAACAACGGCGGCAAGTTCACCAATTTCACGCACCCTTCGACCTTCACCTTTATCGGGAACGATTATTACACCTACGGCACCACCGCGACGTGGGCGTGGAACGGCTCGACCTATACCAACGCCTCGGTCGCAACGGCCTTTGCCGCGTGGCAGACTGCAACCTCTCAGGAGAAGATCAGCGGATCGAACGTCGGCCTGACCTCCAATCCGTCGCTTTACGTTCCCGGTGGCCTGTTTACAACCGGCGGCTATCTGCCCCTGCAAGACATGGCCAACAACCTGCAATCCGGATCGCCGATGATCGGCACCGGGCAGAACGTCACGACGCAGTTCAGCATCACGCCGCTCTCGACCGATTACTACGGCACAGCCGTCACGGCATCGACGCTGCCGGTTGGCGCGGCGGCCGGGGACTTCACGTCATTCGCGGCGTCCTGCACACCAGCGACGACTTTCCTTGCGCGCGTATCGTCGTTCGCAAAACTCGATAACGTCGTATACAATTCATTGCTATGCAACGGCATTTTTGCCTCGTCGCTTGATACTGCGTACTGGTTAGCAGCGCCTAATGCGGCAGCGTCGCTGCTCAATCTTAACGGTTCTTCGTTTAGCCTTGTCACGCATAACTCCCCTACTTTCTCCGCTTTGCACGGCTATACCAGCAATGGCACCACCAGCTACATCGACACGCAATATACACCTTTGACGGCGGGCGGCGTCTACACACTCAACAGCGGGTCGATATTTGTCTATCTGCTAACCGGGGGCGCTACCAACAAAGCTCCGATCTTTGCGACCAATATCGGGGACACCACAGAAGCTGGCATCTATACATTTACCGATGGGTCGCAGTACGCCTCGATCAACAACAATAATGGCCCATCTTCGCCGGGCGGGACCATCCCTAACGCTGCCGTCGGTCTGAATGGTGTAGTACGCTCTGCATCCAACCGGGCCGATAATATCTACAATGGCACATCAACGCACTTCAACACGGCTGCGCCGTCAACCCTGCCAGCATTTAGCGTGTTCTTGCTCGCGGCCAATAACAACGGAACTCCACAAGACTTTTCCACAAGCCAAGTTGCATTCGCTGCGATTGGTAGCGGAGCAATTGACTACACCGCGCTCAACCTAGTTGTCATGTCCGGGATGATGGCTTATGGGATTAATCAACAATGACCAAAGTCGCAATGGGCTTCCTCGGCGATGGCTCAGTCGATCCGGTAGAATTTCCGCTGATTGTCAATTCGATGATGATGGCTCAAGGGATCAACGTGTACTGATGACCTTTTGGCACCTGATCATGCTTTACTTAACCCCATCCATGCTTCTTCTTGCGTGGAAACTTAGAAAGGAACCTAACTATGGCTCGATGGAAACTCATTGTTGCTCATTACCTCAGCGTCGAAGGCAAAGAATGGGAACAGATGGAAGTTGATCAAATGACCGGGCAAGAAGTCCGTAAGCGTTATGCTGTTCCCTATCTTCTTGACGTAAAAGACCCCAAGCTCTGGAACGGCAATGTCATTCGTAACCCCCGTGGCGAAGTCCTCGATGGTGATATCATTGTCGCCTACAAAGACAAAGCCCATGAATCGCGGGACTACCTTTTTACCGGCGATCCAACCCCCGATATGTTTCCGCTTGATGACGAAGCTCGAGAAATCTCCGAAAGCTTCACTGAGAAGTGGCAAGCCAAGCCGAGCGAAGATAACAACTATGGCCACGCTCTCATGCAACAGTTTGCCAATATGAAAGAGTCCGCGGCGAACAAAGACAGCAACGTCAAAATCGAAGGCATGTCGGATATGCTGCAAGCTATGACAGCAATGATGCAGCAGAACGCTGCATTGATCGCCACACTGACTTCGGTCAAGGCTAGCCCTGAGGCCGCAATCCGGAGAGCATAAATGGGCTCCCAAACCGATCTCGATCAAGGCGGGACCTTTCGGCAGTTCCAACGCACCTACATGGGGCCGTCGGTCGGTCACTTGCTGGTCCCGGTCGCTGCTGTCCTCCCCATTACCGCCGCGGGCACCTTTTCCATTGCCCGCGGCACCAGCTTGATCAAGATCAGTGCGAACGGCAATGTGACCCTGAACCTATCCTCCTCCAAGGCCACGCCCCAAGGCCCACAAGCCATCCCGGGCCAATGGGTCATTAACCCAGTCACCGTGGTCGATATCGGTGGCAACGCCGCAGCGAACACCTTTCGCATAGTCCCATTCGACACCGAACTAATCTCTGGCCTCGCTAACGTGGACCTTGCCTCGAACTTCGGCTCCATCATTCTCGAACCACTCCTCGACACCGGCGGCTGGAATCTTTTGCAATGAGAAAGCTTCTACTCACCCTTGCCACTCTCGTCGTACTCCTCGCCCCGTCCTTCGCATGGGCCCAGTGCAACGGTGTCTTCCCCACCAACACTGTCTGTGGCAATGCCACTGGCTCGAGCAACGTCCCACGTCCCACCTCGCCCAGTGGCTTCTCTGTGGGCGCTGGTGGCACCAATGGCCAAATTCAATACAACAACTCCGGGCTCTTTGGTGGCTTCACCATGTCCGGGGACTGTACCACCGATACCACTACTGGTGCCATTACCTGTACCAAGACCAACGGCAACACCTACGGTCCATTTGCCACAGTCGCTAACTGCATCGGCTATATCGACGGCCTGCTCCCGGGCAAGGTTGGCGGTGGCGAACTAGAACTCAACTACGGCTCATGGTGCAACAACACCGGCGACAAGGTCTGGTCCAATGGCCTACTCAACAATACCCTCAAAGCCGATCTAACCGTCTCGACCGTCACCTGCAATAACGCGCCATCACCATCCTTCGGCGGGATGATGTCCGGTGCTCTCGATCCAACCTCCGACTCCACCGATGGAGTCGAGGTCTATCTCTATATGGGCCACTGCATCTCTAACAACGCTCCGATCTTCTTTGCCGACTCCTCTGACATCCAGGGCCCGTTCTCGCTAACCTTTGCCTCAACAGCAGGGGCTCCAGGCATCCTTGTCTTCTCTGCACCACACGGCCTGCGTCCACGACAGTCTATATATCTATTATCTAACGGTGGCACTCTGCCTTCGCCATTAGCCCAAGGAGTTCACTACTACGTCTGCACCGTCCCAGACGTTGATCAAATCACCCTTGCCACTTCTGTTGCCAATGCCAACGCGGGGTCTTGCCTCACTACCACCACTGATGCTATCGGCTCTGTTGAGGGTCAATGGGGCACCCAAGCCGATATCGACTTCCAACTCGGTGCTAATGTAGTCAAATTCGATCGCGGGCTCCCTTGGGGCTCATTCATCTGGTCTTGGACCCGGTGGGGCTCCTCTGGCATCCCGGGCGGCACCAACGGCATCCCCGACTTCCAAGGCACGCCCAACGGTGTTGATGTCACCCTAACCGATGCCTGCGCCTGTACTCCGTTCCAAGTCCTAGCCAACGGCACCTCAACCTCCGTTGCCCAAGTCGATGCCACACCGGTCCTTTCCAACATCAATCGCATGGCGCTGTTGATGACGGTGTGCACTAGCGCTGTGACTTTGGGCCAATGCTTCATCAGCGTCAATGGAGTCGGCGGCACCGGTATCCCGGCTGGTAACACCGCCGTTGCCACCATCTCCGATACCGCCATGTGGTGGTTGCAAATGGATAGCAATATCAAGTTCGGCTATAAGGTCACCGGCGGGGCCGCCCTGTCGATTTATGTGATCGGCTGGCGATCCACGGACCCGAGATGACGGTGTTCTTATGCATACTTGGTGCGATATTTCTCCTAGCCGCATTCGCTGTATGGCTCTCACTCGGTATTGAAGGAAACCCATAGTGACCGATGAACCCGAATTCAAACTGGACGATAGCATCACCGAACGCGATTTGCTATGGCGCATCTTCCGCGAGCTTGTTACTTTGCGTAAGCAAAACACTGAACTGCTGAGCTTCTATCGTGATGCAGAGAAGGAAGTACCTGAGTCCTTACGGCGGTTCGCGAACTATATGCATGATGTGCATGATATCAAGTACATGTATGAAGAACATGGCAGCAAGCCGCCGAAGCACACATTGGACGAGCTAGAACGCCTCGACGACCGCTATCGTCAAATTCTTAAGGGCCACAATACCGAAGGAGGGTCAATTGAAAAGATTCGACGCGAAATGGCAGAAGACCCAGACAATAGATGGGATCACAAGAAGCAACTAACTTTCAAAAGGAGCGATGCACAATGAAACAAGGCCAAGCCTCTACCTCTAGCATGGGCAGCACCAAGCGCGAGCCCATTGCCCATGCTGTGTCCCCGGCTGCGGTGTCGGAGATCGGCATCCATCAAGTCCGCGGCACCAGCCTTCCGCTATATGAAGGCCGCGGCCTCGAAGCGCCGATGGTCGGTACCACTGTTCACGAATGCGGCAGCCAAGGAAAGCACAAATGACCGATATCTCTACCGAACAACTCGCCCGCGCGTTCTATCTGCTCGAAATCGCCGAGAAGGCCAATGGCCATACAGGCAAACTCAGCAATCTGCAATCGTGGGCTATTACTGAGTTGATGGATATCAACGCGCAGATCAAGGCCGATGCAGTGGCCGCGGCCCAAGCCCAGCAGCAGCAAGTGGAGTGGCCTGATGCGAACGTAGAAGCTGAGGGCCAGGAAGCAACAACCCAAGCAGATGTAGCAAGGAGACTGTGATGGCGGATGATATCCTTGATATGTATGGCCGGGACTCCGGTGCTGGCCAGAAACCCCGCGCCACCAACGGCGGTCAGCAGGAAGTGAAGCCGATCCCGTATTCCGAACCAGTCGGTCCACGGAACAAGACCGAAGTCGGGCGCAATGGAACCAACCACGGTTGCTGCGGAACGCAAGGACGCCACTAAAAGGATGGTCCGTATTGATCATTATGGACCTAACCGAGATCGTATATATTTCAATTGCCCACATCGGCCAAGGCATGAATGTAGTGTACTCCTCAAGCCTTGGCCGATTATTGGAGCAAATACATGGGATTGGGATCATAATGAAGAAGCTCCAACGCTCACTCCATCAATAAATTGCAATGGTCCAGATTGCTGCGGATGGCATGGATTCATTATAAAAGGTAATGTGAAATGACCTCGGTCACGGACGTATGCAACCGAATGCTTCAAAAGATCGGCACACGCACGTCCGTGACTGATGCTGAGATCGCAGGCAACACCACCAACGAAGCCATCCAATTCAACTTGATCTACGCCGAACTCCGCGATACCCTCTTGCGCAAGGCACCCTGGAACTGCGCAATGCGGACCGCGAACCTGACTTACATCACCTCGCAAACCGGGACCCCGGAGAACACTTCGGCAGCCACCAACCTCTGGGCCCCTGGCCAACCAGCCCCGCCTTGGGCCTATGAATACCAATACCCCGTCGATTGCCTTCAACCGCGCTGGGTGATTCCATCGACCCAAACCGGCTTCGCTGGCGGGGTCCCGATCACCACAGCCGTTACTGGTGGCGCCTCGTCCTATTGGTGGGGCCAACCAGTTCGGTTCAAGGTCCAGAACGATCAGTTCTATTCAGTATCCGCAGCGGCGATCAATGCTGGTGGAACCGGTTACGCTGTTGGCGATCTTATCGTGGTCGCTCTCGAACCCACCGTCAACGGTCTCACCAACAAGCTCACCACCTTCCTTGCTGGCGCACCACAGGGCGCAGCCGTTGTCCTTCAAGTCCTTACCGCACCAGCCGGGGTTATCGGTACCGTCGCCGTGGTTGGTCAAGTCACTGGCGATGCCACACCAATTGGCGGCTCGTACTTCTACGATTACTCCGGCACCGTCGGCAACAACGCTGTGCCCCAAGGCTCGACCACTGGTGCAGGCACTGGCGCGACCTTCAACCTAACCTTCACCACCGCTCCAGCCTCCCAGCGCGTTATCCTCACTAATCAAGAATTCGCCACGCTCGCCTACACCCAACAGGTCACCGACCCGAACCTCTTCGACCCGACATTCCGCGAAGCCCTCTACATGATCGGTGGCGCCCAGTTGCAAATGGCGCTCAAAGGCAACCGGGACTTCTCGAACCAACTCGTGAAAATGGCTAACGACGCCATTATGTCCGCACGCCAAGACGACGGCAACGAAGGCCTCACCATCAACGACGTGACCCCGGATTGGATTCGAATTCGCGGCATCGCCTACGCTGATGGCACTATGTACTCCGGCCCCTATCAAGGCTACGACTGGGGCTCCTACTTCCCGATGTTCTGAGGACCTTCCTTGCCAACCGCTCTCCAAGCATCCTTCAACTCAGGCGAATGGAGCCCTAAGCTCTTTGCTCGCGTGGATATGGCCAAGTACCGCTCAGGTGCCGCGCTGCTTGAGAACTTCTTCGTCGACTATCGCGGCGGTGCATCCACCCGGCCCGGCACCAAATATATCCTCCAATGCTTCAACTCCACCGCTCCCGTCCGCCTAATCCCCTTCCAAGCCAGCTTTGCCGTTGGCTATATCTGCGAGTTCGGTGACGGCTATGTCCGGTTCTACAACAACGGCGCGCCGGTTCTTGAAACCGCTACCACCATCACCAGCACCACTCCCTCTGCTCCTTGGACCTTCAACGACACAGCCCACGGCTATGGCGTTGGCGATTGGGTATTCATCCAAGGCAACTACTACCGCATTGGCACCGCATCAACCGACGCATTTACCCTTACCGATCTATTTGGCAACGCCATCAACGTCAATCCATTCACCATCCCGGCTTCGGTTCAACGGGTCTATGTCATTACCTCGCCATACACCGGAGGCGAACTAGCCCAACTCAAATTCGCCCAGTCCGTCAACAACCTGATCCTCTGCCACCCCAACCACCTACCCTACTCCCTTGTCCTCAACTCCGCGGCCAACTGGACCCTTGGTCAAATTACTTTCGGCGCCACATTACCTGCTCCCACTGGCCAGTCAGTCGCCACTACCCTCAGCGCTGGCGACGCGAACTATGCTTACGTCATCACCGCGGTCGATACCACCGGTCAAGAATCCGCACCATCCAACTTCGCGGTCCTTGCTTCATCTGAGGACATTCGCACTACCCCTGGCACCAATACTGTTTCATGGTCCGCAGTTGGCGGTGCCGTTAGCTACAATGTCTATCGGGCCGAAATCTCCCTAGCTGGTGCGGTCCCTGCCGGTTCTCAATTCGGCTTCGTTGGCAACTGCACCGATGTCAACTTCATCGACTCCAACATCGGCCCGGATTTCTCCCAAGTGCCACCGCTGCCACAGAATCCATTTGTCGGCACGGGAGTAGCATCGGTTGCAGTAACTGCTCCAGGGTCCTATACTCCGGGCTCGGTCCCCATAGCAGCCCCCACTATTTCCTTCTCTGGCGGTGGTGGTTCTGGAGCCTCAGCTATTGCCTTTATGACCGCTACCAGCCTCGTCGTTTCCACTCCGGGTGCTGGTTACACTGTGGGCCAAGTCTATTCCGTAGGCGGTGGTACCTTTATTCAAGTCACTGCGGTCGATATTAATGAAGGCATTGCCAGCGCAATTGTATCCACTGGTGGCTTATACAGCGGCTCCATGTCTGGCCAGCCAGTCAACGTAGTCGGTAGCGGCGTGATCGTCACAGGTCAAGTCACCCTGACCTTCGGCGTGGCCTCCGTTGGCGTCACCTCTCCCGGCACTGGCTATGGCTCTCCACCAACCGTTACCTTCTCCGGTGGCGGGGCAACCGGAACCGCGGCCATTGGCGCCACGGCCAATGGCAACCCTACCGTTCCAGGCTTCTTCCAACAACGCCTCGTGCTTGCTGGGCTGGTCAACAGTCCGCAAGAATTCATCATGTCCAAGCCTGGGGCATATTACAACTTCGACATCTCTACCATTACCCAGCCCGACGATTCCATCACCGCGACCTTGGTCTCAGGCCAACTCAACACCATCCGCGCGATGATCCCACAGACCGCCGGGCTTCTGTTCTTCACCGACCGCAATTCCTGGCTCGTGAACGGCGGCACCTCCGGATCGCCAGTAACCCCGACCTCGATCGCTGCGAACCCACAATCATTCAGCGGCATCTCCGATGTCCCGCCAATTGTCGCGAACTTTGACGTACTCTACATCCAGGCCAAAGGTTCGGTCATTCGCGATTCCAGCTACAACATCTACGCCAACGTCTTCACCGGTACCGACATTTCAATCATAAGCTCCCACCTCTTCTACGGCTATCAGATCACCGAATGGGCATGGGCGGAAGAACCCTTCAAAGTCGTCTGGGCCGTACGCAACGATGGCCAATTGCTCTCGTTGACCTTTCTCAAAGAGCAAGAATTCATTGGCTGGGCTCACCATATTACCAATGGCGTGTTTCAGTCCGTTGCCACTGTGGTCGAGAACACCATCACCGCAGGCGAAGTGGACGCGATCTATGTCGTGGTCACCCGGTTCATCAACGGCCAGCTAGTGAAATATATCGAACGCATAGCCGAGCGGACCTTCGTAGGCGGTGTCGAAAACGCTTGGTGTGTGGATTGCGGCATCCAATACACTGGCACCCCTGCGCTCACCTTCTCCGGCGCAGGCTTCCTCGGCGGCCAATTCGTCACCGGGCTCCAGACCGATAACCTCGGCAATACTACGGTGATCACTCCATTCGTGATGCCTACAGACGGCACCTTCACTCTGCCCGGCCAGCCATTCCCATCCGGCGGCTATTCCAACGTCATCATCGGCCTTGCCTACACATGCAGCCTTCAAACCCTGCCCCTTGACCTTGGCGATCCCACTATCCAAGGCAAGGTCAAGAAGATCAACTCTGTCGATGTCCGCGTGGCCGACACCCTTGGCCTATCCATCGGCTCCAGCTTTGACGCGGCAATGACCCCGATGAAAGACCTGATCCAAGGCAACGTGTCCTCGATGCTTACCGGCCAACCATCCCAAGTCGTCACCAACCTCGTCAACGGCGACGCGCGCACCATCCTCGATCCAACTTACACCGTCCCGGGCCAGTTCTGCATCCAACAATCCCTTCCCTACCCTGCCACCGTCCTTGGCGTATTTCCCGAAGTCACTATTGGCGATGGAGGTCAACGCGACCGATGACCGCGCGCATCACCAGCATCCCCGGTGCCGAAGCATACGACTTGATTTTTCCCGATCACCTTGCAATGCTATCTAGCGTGGATCAGGAAACCATGCAACGGACCATGAGCAATTCTTCACGGGTGTGGATCGGGTTCAACGACGATGCGATCCTTTGCGCATTCGGCCTGATCCCGCCAACCATGCTCAGCAACCGCGCGTACCTCTGGCTCTACACCACGCACCACATGACCGAGCATGTCTTCGTCTTCATCCGCCATTCCCAGCGCATGGTTCAGGAAATGCTCCAAGAATTCCCAGTCATCGTTGGCCACGGCACTACCGATGCACCACGCTCCCTCCGCTGGCTTCACTGGCTCGGCGCCAAGTTCGGCGAGCCACAGGGTCGATTCCTTCCATTCACAATAGAAGCATCACAATGGCAGCAGCGGTCGGTTCGATTGGCCTAGGCACCTCGCTGGCCGGGGGCCTGCTTTCGGCATTCGGCGCCGAGCGGCAGGGTCAAGCCCAGCAGCAGATGTACAACTACCAAGCCGGGGTCGCGCGGATCAATTCCAAGATTGATCTCCAGAACCGGGACTACGCGCTGGACCAAGGCGAGCGGCAGGCCGGGATCGAAGGGATGAAAGGCGCGCAGGTTGCTGGACAAATCCGCGCGGTGCAAGGCGCGAGCAATATTGATGTGAACTCCGGGTCCAATGCACGGGTGCAGGATTCCCAACGCGCCATCACCGGGATCGATCTCGCACAAATCCGCGCCAATGCCGCGAAGGTGGCCTACGACTTTAGTGTCAAATCCGATATGGACCTGAACCAAGCGAGCCTCGACGTGATGGCAGGGCAAAACGCCAAGACTGCTGGGGATATCAATGCCACGGCCTCGATCCTCGGCACTATCGGCTCCGTTTCTAGCAAATGGGGCGCTGGGCAACAAGCCGGAATGTGGGGCGGGACCAAGTCCTCTAGCCCAATCTCATGGGGAGGCACAGCACCCTGATGCCAACCGTTCCCTACACCGGCGTCCCGTCCGTTGCCCCAGCGCTGGACCCGATTCCGCGGTACCAAGTCGATGCGCGGCCCGAGGCATTCGGCGTTAACATCGCCGCAGCGACCCAGCACCTTGGCGATGTTGCCGATAAAGTTGGCGGTGAAATCTTCCAGCGTGGCCTCGCCATGCAGGACCTTGCGAACCATAGCGAAGCGCAAGAAGCCACAGCCAAGTTCTCCGATGCCGCAGGCGACATCCATGCCAAGCTCGGCGCGATGCAAGGCAAAGACGCGGTCGATTACTACGCTAACGGCTTCAAACAAGACCTCGATACCGCACGCAAGACCATTCGCGATGGCCTTAGCAATGGCATGTCGCAAAAGATGTTCGATTCGGAATCGTTGAACATCCGATCGCGGACTGTGTTCAATGGTGCCGGGGTTGCGGCGAGTGCTAACAAACAATACGCGATCAATGCTACTGAGAGCCAGATCAAGGCTCAGACCGATCTCGCGGCGACCAGCAACAATCCCGATGATGTCGATGCCGCGCGGCAGCATCTAAAAGGCCTCAGTCGACAGCTATCTGCGCTGCATGGGCAAGACGAGAGTTCCGCTGCGTATCAAGAGAAAACCATCAACTCCTCGCTCGACTTCAATGTCATCCAACACATGACCCGGACCCAGCCGTTCGCTGCGGCTGATGAATTGGAAAAACGCAAAGAAGGGATGACGCAGCAAGACTACGACCGCGCGCTGACCATCGTTGACAACACCAAGCGCGCGGTGGGGTCGGTCAATATCGCGCAAGACATAATCAACAAACACATCGGCGATGACGGCAAGCCAGATGTCTCATTTGAAAAGATGCAGGCCGAGGCCGAAGCCGAAGCCAAGTCCCGCGCTCCTGACGACGCGATGCTTGCAAAGCACACCACCGATGCCCTTCGCGGGCTGTATAACCAAAAAATCTACGCCGATAAGCAATTTCGCTGGGATAACAATCAAACGATTGCTGCTGGTATCCAAAATGGCGTGAAGGATATCCAAGAACTCCGTACTGATCCTAAGGTTGCAGCTGCTATCGACGCGTTGCCAAAATCCGAGCAACTCAAGATTCCTGCACGCATCAACGCCTACAACGCCGCGCGAGACAAGATCGGGTCTCAAGAATCCCTAACCCGTGTTATGGGCCTACGCAACAACGATGTCGAATCCTTCCTCTCGCTCGATCCGTCCGATCCCAAGCTCCAGCTAAACCAAGCCCAGCAGCGCGAGGTAATGGGTTGGCAACAAGCCGACAAGAAGAATCAAAACTCCGATCCTCGGGTGAACCGAGCACTAGGCTGGCTCCGCGCGGCTCGTGGTGGCGAGCTAGCGGCTCTTGGCGTCTATCACCGGGATGCCCGCAACCCTGATGACTACGATCATATGACTGGGACCCTGCAATCGGCACTAGACCTGTGGCAGCAATCCCACGGCAAGCCCGCGACGTATGAAGAAGTCATCGACAAGATCGGCCCGCAGGTGATCCAATCACGCGCGGTGCCGGGTGCGTGGTGGGGAACCAATGACGAGCCGTTCTTCAAGCCCGACCGGAATTCTAAGCAATACCAAGACTTTGTGGCTAAGGCTCGTGGCGATCTGGCTGATCAAGGCCGTGAGCCGACCGAATCCGAACTGGACCGCGCGTACACCCGGACCCAACTTATGAAGCTCTACCCGCCGAAAGCCAAGGCTTCTGATGGAAAATGATCCGGTCCTGAACTCCGATCCGACTGACTTCATCACCTCGTTCCAACGACAGACCACGGCTGCGGCGATTGGTGGGCTGGAGGATGATCCGGCCAAAGCCGCGCGCGCAGTCCAGCTATCCGATGCAACCGGCATCCCGGCTCCGGTGATTCATAGCGATCTGGAGAATTTCGAGCACCAGCACAAAGCCGCGCTCACTGCCGATTTGCTTAACAACGATAACTACCTGCGTCAATTCATCGCCAGCGATCCAATGGTGCCGAAGATTGCAGGTAATGACTACGCGGCGCTAGACGAACTGAGCCAAAAAATCTCGTCGATGTCGTTCTTACCATCGAACGTGAACAAATGGCTACAATCCAACACCATTCAAAAAGGCTTCCTTCGTGGCCTTGGTGAGCAGCCGTTTGGCGAGATGCTGTTCCCGCCCAACCAAACCCTGGGTCCCGAGAACCGATTGCTCGAAGCCGAGGCCCGGGCCGGTGCAATGGCTGCCGAGTTCGTGATCCGGCCGATCAACGCACTGATCTACGGCGCGGCTTATGGTGCCGCAGGTGAGGAATCTGGCGAACAGCTAGCTTCGATGATAACCGACCCAGGGCTCCAAGCCACGCTGCAAGGTTTAGGTCCGCATGGCGCAGTGCTCGCTGGGCTATCGTCCGCATTGGGCAAGTTCCGACCAGCACTACCATTCCTGCGCAATGGCAAAGAACCACCACATGGTGCCCTGCCTGAATACGACAAATTCCGCACTGAGCAAAACGCACAGGATGTCGAGCAACTCAAAGACATCACCGACACTGCGCAGAAGATACCGCTAACCGAACTCGCGCCGGAGAAGCTTAAGGATTACATCAACCTCCACACAACCGATTCGATCGGCATTGACGGCAACGCGGTAGCCCGGCTCTATGGTGACAAGCCACCGGCTCTTGACGATGGCCTGCTCGGCTGGGTGCCGGATATCGAGGCCCAACTCAACGCCGCTCGTGCGTCCGGTGACGATGTTCGGGTCCCGTTCTCGGACTGGGTCGCCTACGCCAAGCCTGAGCTATTTGACGCAATCGGCGACGATATCCGCATGCGCCCGACTGGCATCACTGCTAACGAAGCCAAGCTCCAAGCCGAAGCCGATACCGCCCAACCGCCTCCGATTCCATTCGGCGACCCCCTCTCAGCCTCACGCGGAGCCGCAGCGTTGGAGCCGTTGCTGAGTGTTGGGGACCGGAAGCTGGAATTACAGCGGATGGTGAAAGCGAAGACAGGAAGGGATATTGCTGAGAATGAGGGTATAGATTGGAACAAACTAAATTCAACAGAACAAAGAAGTTATGACAATACTGCGCATGATATAAACATAAATGATAGATGGGGTCCTGCTCAAGGCTTCCATGACTTTAACATGCTTGACGAAAAGGGCAATACCATCGGTGCCCTAAACATCTCCGAACAGAAAGGCGGTAAGCAACTCTACGTCGATAACATCACCGGCGTCAATGGCCTAGGCCCACGCGACTTCGGCCCTGCATTGATGCGTGACCTCCTACGTCAGATCAAAGCCGAATTCCCCAATGCCGAATCCATTTCCGGCCACCGAGTCTCAGGTGCGCGGGAGCGTGCGGGCAAAGAGATGTCGATGCCTGAGGCGTCGGTTAAGCTGGATACAACTGACACCGCGTGGGAAAAGCAGGTAGAAGCATTTGGTAGAGCATTGGCTGGCGGGGAATGGGAACAATTTGGGCATAATATCAATGCTTATATCAAGCCTAAATGGGAACTAACTCCTAAACAGTCCGAAATCACACGTATCGTGAATGAAGAAGCTGCTAGGATTATTCCAAATAAGGTTTCAGTCCAAGCAGTACAAGGTATACAAGCACATAGTATTGAAGGACAACAACGCGGAACTATTGAACCGCATGGTGCTTATATAACAACACGTGAATCATATCCAATTATTCTGTATTCACTTGACGGACCCGAGCCCTTAGGTACAATGAGACATGAGGCTATACATCATTTACGTAACTATGGATTTTTTAACAAAGGCGAATGGGGTACGTTAGAAAAAGCAGCCATAGACAATGACTGGCTTGGTAGATTTGACATTGGTGGGCGCTATCCAAAGCTCTCTCATTTACTGCGATTAGAAGAAGCGATAGCAGACGCTTATAAAGAATGGGAAGGTGGAGCCAAAGCACCAACCCCAGAAATCCACACCATCTTTGAAAAGCTAAAGGCCTTATTCGAATCCATTCGTAACCGCATTGGCGAACTCCTTGGCAAGGACCCGACTTGGGAAGACATCTTCCAAAAGGTCTCCACCGGCGAAGTTGGATCGCGGGAAGGCAAGCCGTTGGATGCTAGGGCGTTTGATGAGAAGCTCTCCGTGCCCGAAGACGGCGGCTCCCGACCCTACGAACGCGCCAACACCTTCGGCATGCCGGTTGGCCAATTCCGTGACTATGACCGGCTGACCCAAAAGCAATTCGAGGCCGATTCGGCCCACGCGTTGAAGCAAGAAATGACACAGCAGGCGCGGAAGCAGACGAAGGAGTGGAAGGACAATCGCAAGGCGCTGCGGCAGGAGGTAGCGGAATCGATTAAACAACGGCCGGATGTGGCAGCGGACTTGTTCTTCGGCGCTGGCGAGTTGCATGGCAAGAAAGTCCCGATGACCTCGGTGAAGATGGATGCCAGCAAGTTAACCCCGGAACAAAAAGCCATGCTACCGCGGCAATACTATGGCGAGCACGGGCTCGATCCGGACGATGTGGCTCCGATGTTTGGATATCCCTCGGGCGATGTCATGGTAGCGCAGCTTGGCGCGTACAACGTAGCGAAGGTTATGTCCAAGATGTCGGCTCGGGACTTCGTATCACGCGTGATCGACACCGAAACCGATCGGCAGATGCAATTGCAGCATGGTGTGTTGGAGAACAACATCATTGACGCTGCGCAAGAACATATTGCCAGTGATGTTTACCAAGAACGAGTACATCAGGAAACCTTATACTACGCCAACAAGATCGGCGAACTGCCAGCGTCGCGCGATAACATCCGGGCCAAGGTTCGTGAGGACTTTCAAGGGGTCCCGATGGCCGCGATCGACACCGAGCGGTTGATGAACAAGATTGGCCAGCAAGGTCGCGCGATCGAAGCCGCGCACCGGGCCGAGGATTGGAACACGGCATTTCAGCTAGCGCAACAACGAGAATACAACCTCACTCGGGTTGCCGAGATGAAGAAGGTCCAAGCCGAACTCGGCAAGTTCGATACCTTGGCAAAGCGCTATGCCAAGCGTTGGGACCCGACAAAGCCCGGCTCGGTGGACCCATCGTTCCAGTTGATGATTCGAGATATCCTGTCCAAGGTCCAGCGACCATACGGCATGTCAGTGCAGTGGTTGGAGGAAAGCCTAGCGGATTCTGGATACAAAGGCTTGCAGGACTTCGTTGAGCGGACCAATCGGGAATATGGCCTAGAAGGCATCGAGCTTCCGATCGCGGATTGGCTTTATGACAAAGGCCCGGGCAAGGCTGTGCCGGACTTGACCGTTGCCGAGTTCCGCGAGCTTAATGATTCGGTTGCCTCACTACATAACTTCGGTCGCAGTATCAAACAATGGGATGATCAAGGGCGCTCGGCTGACCTAACCGATCTGGTCGGCCGCTTGAACGAGACAGTCCAGACTAAGTTTCCTCGGGTGATCGACTACGGCGCTGAGGGCAAACCTAGCATGATCAAGCGCGGGGTCGCGTGGCACACCGGACTGGAAACACTATTCGCCCGATTCGATGGCCGGGACCCGGACGGTCTATTCACCCGGACCTTTAGCTACCCAGCAGCCCGCGCGGCCAATGCTTACAACAAGCTCGATCGAGACTTCTCGGCCAAGTACAAGGCCATTGGCGACATCGCGGACCCGAACAAGAAGATGGTTTCACCAATCATCGATCCTAAGACCGGCGAGCCCGTTCGCGACTTCACCCGCGCGAACATGATGACCGTGGTCTCGAACATGGGCAACGACTACAACTGGCGCGTGTTCGCGAAGGGCTGGGGCTATGGTGAGAAGCAAGGCCCGAAGTCGCCACAGGGGCTGTGGGACACGGTGATGAGAGTGGCACCACCGGAAATGTTCGACCGCGCACAGAAGCTTGGGGATGTGTTCAACGAAGCCTATGAACTCACGCGCAATGTCTATGGCCAACTCTACGGCATCGCGCCTGAGAAGATCAGCGTGCGCCCGGTCGATCTTCCTGATGGCCGTCAACTCCCCGGATGGTACCATCCGCTGATCCGCGACGAACTCCGGTCTCCAATCCGCGAAGACGACCCAAACAATCCGGCATACGCCAACTTCTGGCCCTCGACCTCGAACAGCTACACCAAACGACGCACCGGTGCGATCTATACCATTAGTCTTGCGCAGGACATGATCCCGGTCAAGCTGAACCAAGTCCTACACGATGTCGCGTTCCGCCAATTCGTGCACGAAACCGCGAAGATCACCCGGAACAAATCCTTTCAAGCCGCAGTGCGGGATCATTACGGCGCTGAATATGTCGAAACCATCAACCACTGGCTCACCAAGATCGCGGGTAACGCGAGCTACGATTCCGATACCATTGGCCTAATGGCTCGTTGGTCAAGCTGGATGCGGCAGAACGTGGTAGCCTCGCATATTGCCTACAGCGCCACAACTATCATGAAGCACGGGCCCACTGCGGCAATGTTCTCGACCGAAGAAGCCGGGTACAAATCCTTCGCCAAGGCTTGGGCCGAAACCACACCATCAGCATTCGCCGATGCCACGCTTGATCTGTTTGGCAAGTCTCGTGATCTTGGCGACTCGGTAACCAAGTTCATTGAGCATGAGTCCGAGGAAATCGAACGGCGGACCCAGAACTTCCAGGAAACCATCTCCGGGTCCCATCTCACTGCGACCGGCTCACGCTTTGAAGCCTTTCGCCGCAAGTTCATCGAGATCGGGTCCAAGGGCGTGGCGTTCTCGGATCGGTTGTCGGCGGACCCGACGTGGTTGGCGGTGTATCGTGATGCAATTGAAGAAACCGGCGATGTGGCCCGCGCTCGTGACGTTGCCGACCGCGCTGTGCGACGGGCTCATGGGTCCACTGCCGTCACCAACGCCCCACCCGTCGCCACCAATCGTGGTGTCCTTGCGCCTTGGCTCTCGACCATCTACGGCTTCTGGGGCACACGGATGCAGCGGTTGATCGAGCTCGGGCATGACACTGCCGATGCTTATCACCTTGGCACCAGTGGCGAATTCACCGAAGCTGCTAAGATGTTTCCCACGATCGCCCGCAAGACCTTTGTGTACATGCTTTGGCCGATGTTAGTTGAGGAAGCGGTATCGGCCCAGTTCTATGAAGAACGCAAGAAGGGCGGACTGCTCTCGCATGCGCTTGCCTACACCTTCGGCACCCTTGGCCAATCAGTCATCGGCATTCGTGATATCTTCTATGCGCTGGAACACAACCGCGAGCCAGCAATCGGGACCCTATCGACCTTGCTCCACGATCCAGTGCAATTGATTCGCGATGCTAAAAAGGATCGGCCATTGGCAAAACAGAACGCAGGCAAGTTCGTGCATGACGCGCTGACCACCCTCGGCGATTTCACCGGAATCGGCAGCGCGCATATCGGCTCGCTCGCGCACTATGGCATCGACCTCGCTACCGGCGCGCAGCCCAAGCCCCGGACCGCAGGTGAAGTCTTCCGTGGAGTAGTAACTGGCAAGCAACAGAAAACGAGGGTAGATTGATGCAGGCAAACTGGAAACAGAGTCTTGGTTATATCCTTCAATCCGAAGGAGGCAATGATGATGATCCCAATGATCATGGCGGGCGAACATCACGCGGAATCACCCAGCGTGAATACGATGCATGGCGTAGAGAGCATCGCGAGCCAACCCTTGATGTTTGGCGTGCCCCACAATCCGATATCGAAATCATCTATCACGATGAATATTGGGAGCCGTACTGTGACCTGCTACCGAATGGAACCGACTACATGTACTTCGATATGGCGGTTAACGCCGGCCCAGGACGTGCGACAGTACTCCTCCAACGCGCCCTCGGTGTTGCTTCGGATGGACGAATTGGGCCGATTACACGACAAGCGATTGCTAATGCTAACCCAACCGCGCTTATTCAGTCTTACTCCAATGCCAAGGAAGCCTTCTACCGATCCTTGCATCAGCCCCGATTCTTGAAAGGCTGGTTGAATCGAGTGCAGTTTGTGAAAGCCAATGCTTTGAAAATGGTTCAGAAAGGAAGTGCAGCATGAACCTAAACAGCAAGCAGATCATCGCTATCATCGGCGCTATCATCAGTGTGTTGATGGTGTCATCGGCGCAACTCACCGACCTAATTGGTGCTGGATGGGCCAAGTACATCGTCACCATCGCAGGCCTAGCGAATATGATTCTGCAATCGGTGACTGTGGCCTTGACCACGCAAACTGCACAGATTAAAGACGTGACCGCGATGCCGGGAGTGGCTAAGGTCTTGTTCAATGAGCAAGCCACACCTGCGGCTGCTGCCATCGCTACCGACCCAACGCAACCGAAGGCCGCTGCCACTACGCCAGAAGTGCGCGCAACCTTAATCCAAACTGCGAAGGGCGCATAGCATGATGCGTGGGGAAATCAAATTCGCGCTTGGTATTGCAGGAATGCCAAGCAAGACCATCACCGATATCGAGGCCGCGATCCCGGCAGCCGAGCGCCTACTTGCACTCTTGCCCGCGGTTGAAGCTCTCTATGCAAAGGCGAAACCTGATCTCGACGCCGTTGCACCTGTGCTTTCAGAGATCATTAACTTTGTAAAAGGGGATAAGTTATGATTAAGAAAGGTCTTCTGCTTGCTGTTGCGCTTGGGCTGGGGAGCCCGGTACTTGGGGCTGATTTGCCGCCGTTGATTACCAAGGGCGGGGGCTTCAATGGATACCCGGTCGGATGCGGGTTCTATTATGGCCTCGGCACCGCTGGGTCCGCTGGTGCGGTGAATGGTGCTGTAGTCGGCACTCAGATCGTGCAAGGCGAACTCAATGCCACGGTCGGTTACACCTGCCCATTCGCCACTTCGGCGTTCTGGTTTGCCGAGGGCTCGGTCGGGATGACCAATGTCAATGGTTCGGTGAACGGGCTAGCACTGTCTGGGCCAGTAGTCCTGCGCGAACGCCTTGGTGCTGGGTCGCCGATCAACTCGGTGTTCAATCCGTTCAGTACTTCGCTGTCGGTGCCATCACTGCCCTTACTTCCCAATGGCGTCACTGCCAATCCTAACGCCCAGCCTTACTTCTTTGTTGGGCTCGAAGAACAAGATATGACCCCGCAACTTGGCAACGGGACCTCGGGCCATGTCTGGGCAGTCTCGGGAATGGTTGGGATCGGCTTGTTGACTCGGTTATCCAACAATGTGGTGGTCGATACTTGGGCCGGGTTCGAACCGCGATCCCAGACCTTCTGCCCCGGCAATGGCCTTGCTTGTGCCAGTTTGGGCAATCGCGGGGTCGTTGGCGCTAGCTTTAAGTACTAACCACGCACCCTCAGGCTTGCATCATGATCGATTGGAACGTGCGTGTTGGAGACCTGCTAGTTCTTGCAGGTCTCGGCGGGACTATGATGATCTATGCCTTCAAATCTGGCCGATTCGCGGAGACAATCGACATGATGCAAGAGGAGATTGAAGAATTGAAAGACACCGCAAAGACTATTGCTGGGGCCTTAACCACAATGGCTGTGCAGAAGGTCCAGATCGAGCGGGTCGAGCAGGATATTGCTGATATGAAACGCGGGATCGGGTATAAGCAAGACCATGGAGCCCGGACGATTGATCGGGAGTATCCTTAATCCCGACGCACAGCACGGAACCATCGCAGCCCGTGCTTGTCGATGCCTCGGCTGCTAATCTGCCCACTCGCCACCATGATATCGATCACGCGCAGGATCGAATGCATCGGCACTCGGGCTCGGGCAAAGTTCACGATTCGGTTCTCGGGAACGCCTTCGCCCTTATCGCTCACGCTGATGAAGTGGGCGATTTCGTCGATCGCGCGAGCATCCGTTCCTGTACTGCCTGCGGTGAAAATATCAGGCATAAAGCATTCGGCTTCGAGTAGCCAACCCATAGCCCGATTGAAATCCTCCTTCGTGAGGAGAAGTACGTCACTTCGGTCCGCAGCCGAAACCATTGAAAGCTTATACAAGTGTACGCGCCTTCGCGTTTTATAGTGTAGAAGCTTTGGATGGTTGACGACAGGGGGCTCACCCAGCGCCCGCCAATTGTTAACCGCATTACGATAGTCTTCGGTGACCTTGAACTCCCCACTTAACGCTCCTATCATTTTGATATCATTAACCAGCGAGGTATCCATCTCGCGCGAGGTCCCGGCAAAGTCATCGCCAACGATCCGTTCGTCCGAGTGTACTAAGATAACGCGGGAGGTAAAGCCTTGATCCCATGCGGACTCGGGCATAAGACCGATTAGATTGCTGGGGGTGGTGCCGGAGATCAGGTTGACTTGTGGGCGATCGATCTTGATCTTAATATCTCGACCTCGTCGCGATTGAGCGTAAGGGTCTGGGTCGTAGAACGCGCTGAGTAGCCCCACCATCTCGTCGTCATACTTGTGCATGAAAGCAGTAAGCTCTTCTGCGGTGATGGTAGTGTTAAAATATTCAAGCGGTGGGTCTGGTAAGCGAGCGATGAATCGTTTACTAGCAGCGAGAGTGTCCACCAAGGACGCTCCAGTAAGCGAAGTCGGTGCAAAGTGAAACTCATGAATCTCTCCCATATATCGCTTCGCCACGCGGATGATCCGATTCTTTCCTACGCCTGGGTGGCCCACGATAAAGACATAGAGGTTAGGATAAAGCGGGCTGGATGTTTGAAGCCAACACTTCATCTCCATAGCCGCTGCGATGGTGAAGATCGCAGCCCATTTGCGGAACAGCGTTGGGGACTCCAAATTATCGGTATGCTCTACGAACGACTCGATCCAAGACCCCAACTTCCGGCTGCCGCTTGCGCCCTTGGTCCCCGGCTTCGTAATCGCGGAGCCCATCCGGGTTCGATCGTGCATCATATTCCCCTTTATTCCAGCCGACCTTGCAGTCATATGGGATTGCTAACATTCGTCCGTTTTTGAGTTGGATAGGTTGGATCAGATCACGCATGAGGCGGGGGATGATTTCGTCTTCGAGGTGTGCGGGGTATTGGAAGGTGAGGGCGTCGTGGTCGTGGAGCATAACGGTGCAGTAATTCTGGCGCCAGATATGCAGCATGGCCCGGTTCACGACCTTGGCCAGGGTTTCCTGTGGATCGAACGCGAGGGCCGCGCGGATGGTGTCCGGTTCGGTCCTCCTGCCCCAGAACCAGCGCTTGCGGCCGCCGAGCGAGGTTAGGTAGCCCTTGGTCGCGAGTTGTTGCGGGACCCATTGCTGCCAGAGCAGGTGCGCGGGGAAGGCTTGGAAGTAGAGGGGCTGGAAGGCTTGGACCGTTTCGATTGGGAGCTTGCTTTGCGCCGACAAGGTCGCAGCTTTACCACCATAGTTGCTTCCATGTCCGAGCTTCTTGCACATAAAACGATACGTGTAGTGTCGGTAGTAGGGTGACTCTGCGAGATTTTTATCTCGCTTAAGGTTACCGGTCCATGCAAGTTGTGGCCAACAGATTCGAGCAACAGCGGTATGAGGATCGCCGGATTCGCATGCTTCCAAATATCGTGGGTCATCAAACAGGTTCCATTCCAAAGCGCCAACGACGAAGGATTCGCCAGACTTGGCGTCGCACTTGGCCCATTTCATTCCGGGATCGGCCACAAAGATCGATCGAAGGTTTTCTTCAATGTTCTGGAGATTGCCACCAGTCCCGAATTCTGAGAAACTAGAACTAAACCGCCCGGTGTCAGTTCCTGCGATGTTGTAGCTAGTACGAATTCGTCCATCCGGGTCGATCTCAGTCTTGAGTACCGAAATCTTCTTGGATAGCTCCCGGATCGCGGACAGGTGCGAGACAATCGGCCGGGCGACAGTGTAGGATTCCATCTTCTCAAGCGCGTTGCGGTCAACGGTGGGGCGTCCTTGTTTGCGGATGACGGGAATGCCAAGGCGGTTGTAGAATAGGTCCTGGAGATCGGCGTTGGAGCGGGGGTTGAAGCCGGACATCCCCACGCCTTCGAGGACAATGCGTTCGAGGTTGCGTTCGAGGCGTTCGATTTTGTCGTAGAAGTCATCGATAACCTCGGCCTTGCGCTGTTGGTCGATCCGGACACCGCGCAGGCGCATTTCGAGGGCTGGTGCTTGGAGCGCGAGGGAGAAGTGATAGGTCTCACGGGTGGTGGTGTCGAATTGTGGAAGCTGAGCGGCTAGGCATTCGGCGGTGATGCATACATCCAATCCATTATAAATTTGATCCCTTTCCCACTGATTTATAAAATCATCTGGCTTCGACTGATCTGTGCGAATTATGCGGGCCATCTATTTGTCTCTCCCAATCGTCGGCATCTTCCGTTCGCTTTTCCAAGCACCATGATCGGTATAGATGGAGCCGAGATATCCAAGGCCCTTCAATGATTCTGGCTGCAACGAATGCTGCGCCAGCATGGTATCATGCACCGCTCCCATTACTCCGATTCCATATGCTCGCCAGAGGAAGGCGATGTCATAGACGCCATTTTGGAACAGCTTGAGGATTCCAGGATCGACAAGAGTTCGTTTAATCGCAGCCCAAGCAAGCCTCTCGTCACTCGCAGTTGGCCAATAGCATCCGCTCTTTGTTCGTTCGTCATCAAATGGAACAACGATGGCTCGGTCTGTTGATGGAGCCATGCCAAGACATGTGATTCGCGTTCCAGACGTTTCAATGTCCACAGAAAGGAGTCGACAGCCTTGGATGTAGGTGCGGGTAAAGACATCGATATCCTCCAAAGTTGGCTCGATCCAGATTTCACATGCCGGGCGGCGGACTTCCGGGAACTCGGCTTCGCGCGCGGCTTTGATCAGGTCGAAGATGACGGTGGGTCGGTGGGACCATTCGCGGAGGACAGCAGCAGGGTGATAAGTGCTAAGGAGCTTATAACCGCTAACGCAATGACTGCTAGTGCTTGTAGTACCCCGAAGTTTGCTAACTCCAGTCCGACCTGCGAGAGCCCAAAGAGCAGTGTTTCCGAGACAGATAATGAGATTAGGATCATGATAGAGAATCTCTTCACCAAGCCGATCCAACTCCGGCTCGAACTCGCGACGGACGTAGCCGGATTTGATGAGGGTGGGGTAGGATTGTATACCCTCACCTTTAGCACCGCAGAACCATTCGAGGCGGTTCCCGGGCGGATGTATATTGAACACGTTCGTGCGAAAGACCTCTTCGTGAAGCCGCCAAATAGAGTCAATAGACTTTGGGTCCCCCCGCCGGTAATAGTCAGAGATGTAGTTTCGATCAACTCGAGTGAGTTCGATGATTCTTGCTTCATGTAGCATCCTTAATAGTTCGATTCCGCTAGGTCCACAGAAGCCTTGGGAGATGCGGGCTTCGGCTTCGCCCCAGGCCTCACCCAGCACTATAATCTTTGTCATTTGGCCTCAACAACGCATTGGTTAAGCGCAAGCTGAGCGTAGCCGACCACGTCTTCCCAGTGTTGTTTTTCTAGGGACTTCCCACTTAGCAATCGCGAGAACTTCAACGCGATCATGTCCATAGCTTCGCGTTCAACGTCCGTAAGACCGTGCCAACCCGATTCATTACGGAAGGCGCGTTTGATGTACTGGGAGACGCGGGCGTTGTTTTCAAACGAACCATGGGTGCTGCCACGATCGGCAAGGAGAGCTTGGCTCGCATCCGCGGGCCGGGCTGGTTCACCCATCGGCTGAGCGTGGTCTGCGGCCGCTTCATGAACTTCGCTATCTGGCATAGTGACCAACCTTCGTAACGGAGCTTGCGCAGGGTGTCGATTTCCTCGGGGCGCATATGGACGTACCGCTTCGGCGACTTCCGCTTCGATCGAAGATATATCGAATACTCGGTTTTCATCTAGCATCGGGGCCTCGGTTGTTGGGAAAAGGCTCCCGAGCCCATTCGCGGCGCTCGGGAGAGTTGCGCTGGGTGTCTGGTCGGCACCCGAGCGTAGGGGAAGTGGGTAGGGTTAGTCGGCGCGCATCGTTCGCTTAACCTCGGCAAAGATTTGCTGACCGTCTTCGCTAGCGCGATGGCCGACGACGATGCGGATGGCGCAGTTCGGGGTTTCGGACAATGCCTGTCGAACCGTCTTGGTGTCGAGGTCTTCGATGCCCATGTTTTCGAGGACTTGGGTCAGTCGGAACAAGGCATCGGGCGTGGTGTAGTAGGTGTCCTTGATCGACTTGTCGGCGATGCCGCCCATTTCTTCGAGTTCGGCGGGATCAACGTCCTCCCCA